AAGAAAAAATTAGAAGATTATGTAGCTCAAAAGGAATCCGAAGGATGGACAGTCCATCTTCCTCATCGGGATACAAATCAGAACGCTTCTGGATATGATATCTGCATGGAAAATGCTAGAGCAATAGCAATGGCTCATGAGATTCATATATTCTATAATCCCGAATCCCAGGGAACTCATTTTGATATGGGAGTTGCCTTTGCGTTCGGACGAAAGATCGTTGTAGGGGAAAATGTCGAATATGGTCCTGGAAAGAGCTATCCTAGAATGCTTGATGAATGGGCCTCAATATACAAATAAAATGTTACGATATCTAAAAGAAAACGGCTTCCCGGTAGATCTAGAATTTGATACATTCCCGTATCATGATGATAAAGAGGAATTTCATGGGTGGAAAAGTAAGGTCTATGTAAATGGAGATCTATATACTGAATTTTGCCATTCAGATTATAGAGACAGAGTTCATTGGGCAAATGGATTTTTGGCAGCTTATGAATGGGAAAAAAATGGAAAATACAAATGGAGAGGAAAAAAAGATCCATTCAGGGAGGATGGGAAATTGGATATCGAAGTAGGAGATTGGATCGTGGATAAACAGGGAAAGGTCCGGAGAGTGGATAGGGATAGTCAAGAAGATCTTCCATATGAGGATATAGTAAGGCATGCAAGAGAGATCGAGGTAGAAAATGCTGATCTCATAAACAAGCTTTTGGATACTCTTCAAAAAACTCGGGAGAGCAATAGATCTGCTTGGGATACATATGGATCCGAACTTTGTGCAGGTGCTATGATTAAAGAGGAAGAAACGATTGAAAAAAAGATAGAAAAATTAAGAAATGATAATTGATAATTATGAAGCCAAAATTTGGCTTGGCCTCAGGGATGGATATTCCAACAAATACTATACTTATCAGCAAGTAACAGAAGTTATCAGCAAATGGTGTACAGAAAAGGGTCAGTGTGTTTCCGTAACTCCTACTGAATTCTTCTATGTTAAAAATGATGAAACAGGAACCGGAAAGGAAGAGGGATTGATCATAGGATTTATTAATTATCCCAGATATCCTCAGAGTGAAGCAGAAATTCGTAATCGAGCTAGAGAATTAGCAACTCTTCTTATGAAGAAATTCGGTCAGTATAGGGTTAGTATCACTTTCTATCCTTCTATTCCGAATGGAACAGTTATGTTGGAAAACGATGAATTAGAATAATAAAAAATATCTCCGGTAGAGATAAATATAATAAAACTTGAGATGAAAATAGAAGAGATTAAAACCGGAGATACCATTTTAGTTAATCAGGATACATTTCTGAGTAGAACTATTCAAAAGGTAATGAAAAAATGGGGAAAAAGGCAGGGATGGCCTACTTCTCCTATTTATAGTCATGCAGGAAGATGCGTTTGGATTGAAGGGAAACTTTATGTTTTCGAGAGTGTGGTTAATGGATACAATCCAAGGCTATTCGAACGTCATTATGACTTAGTCGAATCTGACCTAGCAATTATGAGAAGAATCGAGCCTCTATCGGAAGAAGAGATGATTCAGACAACCCACTATTGCCTCCACTTAGATACTATTAGCATCTCTTATCAGTATTGGAATTTTATCCAATGGCTTCTATTAGTCTATCTCAGATTTGATACTTTTCATAAGGATAGCGATAAATTTGAATATTGCTATGAGAGCGAAGCTAAAGCTAGAAAGAATTTAAACCCAGATCATTATGGATATGTAAATCAGACAGATATTTTCGAATTGATCTACGATCCATATTATGAAGTGATCTATAAATCTAAACAATAATGCCTGAAGTAAGAGAGACGAAAGTTCAGCAAGTTGATCAAAAATGTTCTACCTGTAATAAAGGATGGATGAGGCCTACCGGAATAGTTATTCCAGGAGATCCTACCCAATTTGAGCATCAATGTACCTCTTGTGGAGCTAAAAATATGTATACCGAGAGGTATCCCTATGTTCTTTATAGTGAAAATACCTTCTAAAATTTTTTTATCTCGGGAATTTTTATTATATTAGCATTGTAGTGAATAAAGATCTAATTTTTAAAATATATGCCAAGAAGAGCTCCTAAAAAGACTAAGGTACAAAAGACAGTAGCAGTAAAAAATATTAAGCTTCCTATTAGCAAGCTTATCGATACTAAATTCAGGGAATATGCTCTTTATGTTTTAGCAAACAGGGGCATCCCTTCTTTCTATGATGCTCTTACTCCTGTCCAGAGGTATATCCTTATGAACTCCCCACAATCATTTACAAAGACCCTCTCCGTGGTTGGGGACAGTATCAAAGACGGATATCATCATGGAGATATGAGTTTAGGAAAAGCCATAGCGAAGCTTGCGCGCCCCTTCGGATGCTCAATGCAGCTCTTGGAAGGTTATGGTTTCTTCGGAACTGAGGTTTCTCCTGAACCCGCTTCTCCTAGGTATACATCAGTTCGGATGGCCTCAAAGACTTCCGAAATCCTTAAAAAATATAAATATCTCTTTACCAAAGAAGATGACGGTTCCTATAGCCCATTTTGGGTAGATTTCCCAATAGGACTAACTACAGGAATTATCGGTATTGCTGTTGGATATAAAACTACAATTCTTCCCCGAAAATTAGAAGATATAAAAGAGTATTTCGAAGGAAAGCGTAAGAGTGTAAAACCATATTTCAAAGATTTCACCGGAAGCATTCAGAGATATAAAGGTCTCGAAAAGGCTTGGCTAATATCTTCAAATATTATAGTTGTTGATAATAAGATCCAGGTCCGAGAATTACCTCCTATAATGAAATATACATCCGCTCTTAAGAGATTAGATTGGCTCTTTAATAAATTTGAGGGAAAGATAAGGGTCCTGGATAATTCAAATGTTAAAGCTAACATTGATATAATCTATTCCGGTAAGAGTTCAGAAGAGTGGAAACAAATACAGGATTTCGTTCAAAAGACTTTCTCCATAATTGTTACAGAGACCCCGGTTTTCATTAAAGATGATCAGGTCCTCGTATATGATAAAATAGAGGAATATCTTGATGATTATAAATGGCAGCTCCTAAGGCTTGATTATAAAGATAAGGAATACCAAAGAAACTGGAATTCGGAAGAGCTAGAATTCAATAGAGCAAAGAAACTATTTATTACTTTTATTCTCCAAACAAAGAGAACAGTTAAGGAAATAGATGAATTTCTCAAACCATATAATGAGGGAATCAAGGATAGACTAGAATCGATGACCTCAAAGAAATTCACTAAAGACGAACTCGTAAAGACTGCCGAAAAGATAAAGGAACTTGAAACTGCTTTACGTTTAGCTGAGAAAGCGCTAAAAGAATCACAAAAACTTTTCGAAAGCACTCCGGATCCTACGAAATCTAGAGGTATCGCATCTAAGAAAATGAATATTGACCTATTTGATGCAGAAGATATGTCAGAGGTAAATGGTATTTTAGTCTGGGACGGAGAAGATCTTTTTGAAGAAGTGATAAAAGAAGAAGATTTAGACGAATAAATATAGAAATAATCGTCTAACTATGCCATCAAAATCAAAATCCCAGCAAAGATTTTTTGGAATGGTACATGCTCTTCAAAAAGGAGAAATGAAACCATCCGAAGCTTCGCCAGAAGTTAAGCAAGCTGCAAAGAGCATGAAGAAAAAGGATGCTACTGATTTTGCAGAGACCAAACATAAAGGCCTTCCTGAAAAGGTAAAGAAAAAGAAAAAGGTTGTATCTGAATCTCTTGATGAGTTTATCAATGAAGGAATGGTCTATGAGGATTCGCCTATAATGGATTTACCCCAATTTGAGGATGCTGTAATGGATAAAATGCAGGAATTAGGCCTAACCTGGGAGGAAGCAGATTTTGCTATGGGACAGATTGACCCGGAACAAATGGACGAGTGGAGAATGGAAGTTATAGATGGCGTTTCGACACTTGATCAAATTGCAGAAGAAACCTTAAAAAATTCTTTTAATCAATAATGATTGTCAGAGAATCAATAGATTTCGAAAGAGGTCAGGATCCAAGAAGAGCTATGGGGATAGGACAGGCTGCAATCTGGAGAGAAAATCATGCAGATAAACCTTTTGCTCAAGTAACATTTTTTCTAAAAGATCCCATGGGAAATAAAAAGAGATATGTAGCTGCTCTATTCTATGGTCCGGATTATGAAGGATCGGAAGATTCTATTTGGTGGGGGAGAGGCAGATTAATATCTGCATGGCAAGGATCAGGGGGAATTTCTTCAGTCGGAAATATGCAGAATAAGCCCCCTCAGTTTTTTGAAGGCGATGATGAGGAAAGAATGATGTGGATTAATCCTGATGAATTTAGCAAGAGAGTAATCAATCCTCTTCTGGATAATAGAGTTAAAGAAGTTATAGATCATATTACAGAGGAGTGGTGGGAAGGAAACTTCGAAGATCAATTAAGAGAATGGTTTAGTACTGGAGTCATGACAGTTTTTAATGTTAAATACGAGGCATTATAATCAAAAAATATCATGGGACTTAAAAACTTAAGTCCCATTGTTGTATAAAAAGATAAACAATATTAAAAAAAATTATTATGGCAAAAACCATTGAATTTACAGCAAAGAACGTAAAACAATTTACATCTTGGCTTAAAAGATTCTCTTCAATAGAAAATTCATTACTTCTTGAGCTAAATGAGAAAGAGGAATGCTTTGTTGCTAAATCATATAATGAGCAAAAGAGTATTGTTAAATATTCGAAGATCTCCTTCTCGGAAGCAGGCTTCTCCCTAAATAAAAAAACCAATAATGATCAGCTTATTAAAATAGGTATCTATAATATACCTAGAGTGATTAAATCTCTGGATCATTTTCAAACTGGAGAATTCTCTTTTGCAGTTCAATATGATGAACTGGACGACGGGAAAGAAAAGGATCTGGCGGGTATAGCTCTCCTGATAAAGAGTTCTTCCCTCAAAGTAAAAATCGATTGTTCGTCTCTTCGAGTCTTTAAGTATATCTCTGATGATCTTTTCAAAACCAGAATTGCTAAAACTAATGCTGTCTCGATATTCGATTTAGCAAGTGCTACAATTGATAAAATAAATTCTCTTTGCGATTTGGATAAGGATTACGACTTTCTGGAATTCGTTATCAAGGATAATAATCTAATGATTCAGGGAAAATCCTTTGAATTAAAGATAGGAGAGGCCTCCGGAGATGCAGTCCTTTCAATTTATAAAGATCAGTTCCATAAGATCGATATGGAAAACTATGCTGTAGATTTTGGAGATGACAAGTTAATATTCAGATCCAAAGACAGCGATACAACAACTGTAACTTCCATGGTGGAAAAGGATAAAAAATATGAGAGCTCCCCAATGGGATAATTTTTTCATGATTTTATTTGTACTTTGCTTTTATAAATGGGCAGACTTAAGGTCTGCCTTTTTTAATATATAGAAAAAAGAATCATTCTATGCGATTTTATCCGCTACTGGAAGAAGTGAAAAGACGTCAAGAGGCTACAGCCACCAGAGATGAGCTTCTTAATAAATTTCCTAAAAAGTATCTAAAACATAGTGCTGGAAATAGAATTAAGAATGCTGGGAATGTGTCATCTGAAGAATTTAAGAAAGATGTTGAAGAAGTTTTAAATGGTCTAAGTCTTGAATTCAATAGTATAGAAATAATTCCTCCGGGAAGAATAAGCAATTCCAAAGCTCAGTCTGACAGTTTTGATACAATCCATGTAAATCTTAAGGATACAAGCCGAAAGGACTTTGGAATCATCTTAGCTAAGTTAGGAGGTAGAACAAAAACATCCACTCTCTTTAAAGAGGGAATGGTGTGTTATTTTTTCGGATCAGCAGAAGAATACGAGCCATTTAAAAAATCCGGGGATAAGCAAGAGAGCTATGTTCAGTTATTAGAAAATATTATCAGTGACATAAGAAGGAATGGAATTGGAGGATTAGAGAAAAAAGATAGCAATGAAATTTCTGAATTTCTTAAAAATGAATTAGCAGAATATAATTTATCAACTCTAAATTCTATTTTTAATGCTATGTCTATTGGAAATTGGCTTAGAAATAGTAATTTTTCAGATTATCAAATCCATAGAGATAAATTATTTACGGATATTAAAAAAGCCGGTGCCAAAATAACAAATATGCCTGAAGATAAATGGTGTCCCATGGATATAATGCTTGTTAAGAATGGAAAGGAATCGGAAGTCCGAAAGATAATAGGAGAGGTAAATTCAGAAAGTAATAAAGATACCGCATTATCGAATCTTAATAGGATTTTTATATCTAATATAGATTCCGCACCTAAAGACCCTAAAGCTATTTGTTTAGCTATATCCCTTAAAGAAGCTGATTCTCAACACGGAAGAGCAAAGAGCTATATCGATAGTCTTGATGTTTCGGATAAGACCCATTATAACCTCTCTGAGACCGAAAAATCGTGGAGAGAAGATGATGAGAAGCTCCTTGAAGAAATAATCAAATTACGAGAATGGATTGAAGACAATGCAGATAAGTCCGTTTTTGATTATAAAAAAGGAAGTAAAGATATTACAGAATTTGAAGGAGCTAATCGTTTAGGAAAATACGGCTCTCTAAAAATGACTAAATTCTTCATAGACTATGCGAAGGATAACCCAGATATATTTGCCAATTTAGCCTCTTATGGATTATCTCTAGGAGCGAACCCAACATTCTTTAAGCTGGTAGGAACTATTGACGGAGATAGCAATAACATAGGATCAGAGAAATTCGAAGCTAAAGGAGGGGTAGTACTATATGACGTTCCCGATATATCATATGATAAAAAAATCTGGATTATAGATAATCCTCGAAATAGCGGAATTCAATTACTCTACTGGGTATTATTTGGAAGCTGGGTCTATTATGTTAAGATCCAGATCAGATCTTCTGCTGGTCCTGCTAAGACAACTCAAGTAGATGTAGAAATAGAAGAATTCCAGAAGTTAAAGGAAATCTAAGCACGTTAAAGATACTTAAGGCCTGTAACAATTACGGGCCTTTTTAGTATATGGAAGATCCATACATATTTTGAGTCCTTAACTAAAATAAATTCTGAACTTTGGCGAGAAAAAAGAATTTAACCAGAGATGATCTCGAGGATTTTACAGAATACGAGATCAAAACATTAACCTCACAAAACGGCTCAAAAAATACAATAAAACTACAAGATATTAAACTAGACATTAAATGCCTTAACGAAAGACAAAAAGAATTAAGAAGAGCCATCGAAGAAAAGGATGTTGTTATTTCTACAGGCCCAGCTGGAACAGGGCGTACTTACATGAGCTTGCTAACCTCTCTTCATTTAATGAAGACACAACTGCAGTACAAGCGACTAGTCCTAGTCAAATCACTTCAAGTAATCAAAGGAGAAGAACTCGGGTTTTTACCTGGTAACGTATGGGAAAAAATGGAACCGCATATGTTCTCATTTACCGGTAACCTAGATAAGATTTTTCACAGTCCATCTATAACTAAAGGACTTATAGAGAAGGGTGTGATAGAAGTCTTTCCAATAGCCTATATCAGAGGTGTTACTATGGACAATTGTATTGTAATTGTAGATGAGGCCCAAAATTTATCTCTAGAGACCTTCCGGACTCTTATAACAAGAATAGGGAGAAATTGCAAGATGATATTTCTTGGCGATACAGAACAAGTAGATCTCAAAGACAAAAACATGTCCTGTTTATCCTGGGTATCCGAATTATTTAAGGATCAAGAATATGCAGGATCTGTAATTTTTGAAGATGAGGACAGCGTTCGAAACCCGATCATTCCTAGCTTACTAAAATTATTAAGAAAGAAGAAGATTGAATAAATAAAGGGGGAGAAATAACTCCCCTTTTATTTTTTTATTAAGGAAAGATTTATTATATTAGCATTATAAATTATCTCTTATGGAAGAAGAAATTTTTAATGCTACCGGATGCGAAATGACTATCCACGAAGATGGAAGAGTTACTGTTAAAAGGCCTGAAATAGGGTCTATGATCAGCGTAAATACAGGAGCTGGGTCCACAAGAATGATCGTCCATTCATATGAAGGCAATCATATCTGCTGTGATAATGACGGAATTGAAGCTTGTGTTTGCCTTACTAAAAATGGAAATATCCTTATCTGGAAAGATATAACCGAATAATAATTATGAGCGAGGACACATCAAAATATACTCAAAGGCCTAAATTAGATGGGAATAAGACGGAGGTCTTTAGGGTTTATTATGATAAAAATTCTACAACTTTTGATGAGTTTCTTTTGATGGAGCACTTTTCTCTAATCCATGCTGCTCAGAAAAAATGGAAAATATTCCATGCATTTCCCTCTATTTTTATTGATCCCTATATGATTTGCAAAAATTAACAAAACCTTTCTCTATTCATATTCATAAAAGAATGGAATAGAATAATAGTACAGATGAGTTTTGAATTTACAAAAATCGATCCAGAGAATTGTTCAGTAGAAGAACTTAAAGCGGAGATCAAAAGATTAGAGAATCTTAAAGATGAATACAATGGTATTCAGCATTCAATAAAGATTTTTATTAACTCTGTTTATGGAGCTACTGCATCCATTTATTTTACGGGATATAATGTCTTTGTTGCTGAAGCGATAACTCTTCAGGGACAGGATTTAATCCTGTTTGCTAATTCCATTCTTGATGACTATTTCCTAAATCATTGGCATGAGGATACAGAAACACACAAAGCCTTAGGATTAACAAAAGTTAATAAAATCTTAGCTAAAACGGTTACGGTCTATAATGATACAGACTCAACCTATATGACCTTTCAGCCTGTTTTGGATTCCTGCGATTGGAAAGATGATCCAAAGGAATTTATTCTTAAATTAAAAGAGATAAAACTGGATAAGTATTTTAATGATAAATTTGAGGAATATGCTAAGAAATTTAATACCCACAATATACAGAATTTTGAACTTGAAAAGATAGCATATTCAGGCCTTATGATGGCTAAAAAGAAATATGTTCTCGATATAGCTTGGAAAGATCCCGGTATTGAATATAAGCCTCAAGAAAAATTAGCATATACGGGAGTAGAAATTGTTCAGAGCTCAACTCCAAAATTTGCAAGAAAAATTCTAAAAGATCTTGTTAATCATATTTTTGTTAACGGAAAGAAATTAGACTATTCTGAAACTGTTCAAAAATTACGAGAATACAAGAAGCAATTTGTCATGCAGGATCCAGATGATATAGCTAAAGGAGTTTCTATAGGGGATTACGAAAAATATGTTCTGGATGATAGAAAAGAGATTGCATTAGCAGACAAATGTCCTATAAATGTCAGATCTGCTGCAGTCTATAATCATATTCTTTTCCAGAGTAAATGGAAGGGAAAATACAATCTCATCAAAACAGGAGATAAGATCAAACACTATTATTGTAAAGGGGAATATCAAGTATTTGGATTTCTTCCAGGAAACTATCCTTATGAATTTGCTCCAGAAATAGATTATGATATGCAATTTGAAAAGATAATCATTGAACCATTCAACAGATTTATTGAGGTATTAGGATTTAATCCAATCCCAGGAAATTTGATTTATGCGCGTTCACTTTTTTGATATATAGATAAAATATATCTTAATTGTGAAAGAATTTAGATGTCAAATATGCGATAAAAATTTTAATTCCAGACAGGGTCTTGGAAATCATATAGGTCGATATCATAATAAAAAAGACTATTATGATAAATTTTTAAAAAAAGAAAATGAAGGATCTTGTATAATATGCGGATCCCCTACTATTTTTAGAAATATGGTTTTAGGATATAAGCAAACTTGTGAAAGCAAGGCTTGTATATCAGAAAATATTAAAAATAAATCTGGGGATGCTATACAGAAAAAATATGGGGTTAAATCATTTTCCCAAATTCCCGGGGTTCAAGATAAGAAGAGAAAAACATGTTTAGAATTATATGGGGTAGAAGTATCTTCCCAAGCAGATATAGTCAAAGAAAAAAATAAACAAACCTGTTTAAAAAATCATGGAGTAGAAAATGTATATCAAAGTGAGAAAATAAAAGAAAAATGTAGGAAAACAAAGAAGGAAAAATACGGAGATGAAAACTTCACTAATAGAGACAAAGCTAAACAAACTTGTTTAAAAAATCATGGGGTGGAATGGTCATTAATGGATCCATCTATAAGAGAGATAGGAACTCAAACTATGATTTCTATATATGGAGAAAATCCTCTATCTAATATTATTATTAAAAAGAAGAAGGAAGAAACCTCTCTAAAAAAATATGGTGTTAAATCTCCAAATCAATCCAAGGTAGTTAAAAAACACAAGGAAGAGAGCTATATTAGAAAATTTGGGGTAAAAAACATCATGCATGATGAAAAAATATTTTTAAAATGCCAGATAAATGGATTAAAAAGAAATAGATTTAAAGAATCTGATATACATTACCAAGGGACTTATGAATTGGATTTTCTTGAAAAATATTACGATCTAATAGAACTGGAAAATGGTAAAACTCACAGATACTTATTTAAACAAAAAAACAGAGTTTATTATTCGGATTTTTTTATACCGTCATTAAATTTAATAGTAGAGGTAAAATCTAAATATTATTATAATAGGGAACTAGAAAAAAATAATGCAAAGAAAGAATCTGTAATTAACGAAGGATATAATTATATAATGATATTAGATAAGGATTATACAGAATTTGAAAAATTACTAAGTATTTCATAATATTTATAATATTTTTATTATATTAGCTTTATGACAGTAAAAAACATATTAGAAAATATTACTCCAGGGATCAGAAAAGAAATGGAAACTATCTGGTTCACTGCTGATATTCATCATGGTCATCCAAAGATTGTTCCTATATGTAATCGGCCTGTATATTTTGATCGTGAAACTGAATTATATTTCAAAAAGAAACAAGCTGATGCTATAGAAAAAGATGAAAAGTGGATTCCATGGGCAGATAAGGAATGGAGGGACGCTATGAATAAAATCCACGACCAGTGGATTGTAAAAGAGGCATTCAACAAGTATATCAGAAGAAAGGATACTGTTTTTATTCTTGGAGATCTATCATTAGCTAGGAGGCCAGAAGCCGAAAAATTTATAGACAGGCTTAATGGAAATAAGTTCCTAATATTGGGAAATCACGATAGGAATATAGATACTTCTACAAGATTTGCTCAGATTACTCAGATTAAAGATTTTAGATTCAAAAGACCCGGAGTTGATATCCATATTTCTCTTTGTCATTATCCTATGGCATCTTGGGATAGAAAGCCTCACGGATCCTGGCACCTGTACGGCCACGTACACGGGAGATATAAAAATCCAGGATTATCGCTAGATGTAGGTATTGATAATCCTGAGATAGGATGGAGGCCTATAAATCTATATGAAGTAGCTCTAATAATGGCAGATAAGGAGAGAGATCTAGGAATCGGCAATTACTATGACAATGGATTAGAAGGGGTTGATTAAACCCCTTTTTTATTTTTGGATAAATATAAAAATAGCCAAAGAATTATTATGAAATTAGTAAGAGAATCTTTAGTACTTGAACAGAAAAAGCTCGAACTCTCTTCGGGGCTAGCTATTATCCAAAATGGCTCTATTCTTCTAGGACACCCTAAGGGACAAAAATGGTATGGAACATATAGTATCCCTAAAGGTCATGTTGAGGAGGGTGAAGATTTACTAGAAGCTGCTATCAGAGAAACTAGAGAAGAGATAGGTCTTACAGTGGATCTCGAAGATATTATTTCTAAGGAACCAGAATTTATTGATTATATTGATAAGGGAGGAAATCTATATAAAAGAGTATACTATTTTATTGTAAATCCAAAAACTCCAATAAAACAATCTGCCATCCATCCAGATAAATCTGAGATAGATTGGGCCGGATTCATTCTTAAAGATGCTGCGGAAGCCCGAATATTCTGGAGGCTTAAGCCTATTTTAGATCATATCGAAGAGGTTGAAGACGCAGAAGAAATTATGAAGGAAATCGAAGGAAAAGAATAAGAATAAGAAAAACTTTATTTTTTCTGTCCATAAAATAATTAAAATATTAGAATATGGCCAAGAAAAAGTTTAGTGAGGATAATAGTTCAAAATCCTTTTCAAAATTAAATGATTTCCTTAATAAAATCGCTCCAGATGGGGAAATCCTAGATGTAAGTCCAATTGCAAAAATAGATGAATGGATAAGTACAGGATCTTATGTACTTAATGCTGCTCTCTCCGGGTCTCTTTTCGGCGGACTCCCAAATCGTAGATCGCTAGTTCTCGCTGGTGAAGAGGGAACAGGAAAAACCTTTATAGCTCTAAGCATCTGTAGAAACGCTCAGAAAATGGGATACGATGTCATTTACTTCGATTCAGAAGGAGCTATTGATGTTGATTTTGTTTCGAGACTGGGCGTAGACACATCTAGAGTGAGACTCCAACCAGTAAATACTGTCGAAGAATTTTCTCATATTTCTGCTCAAATTGTAGAGCAATTTAATGAGATGAAGAACAAAGGAGAAGAGCCACCAAAAATTATGGTAGTTCTTGATTCACTTGGAAACCTATCTTCTATAAAGGAATCTGAAGATACTACAAAGGGCGATAATAAGAGAGATATGACTAAGCAGCAAGCGATAAGAAAGCTCTTTAGGGTTAACGGATTGCAATTTGCTATGCTAGGTATTCCATTTATCATCAACAATCACGTTTATGATTCTATGAGTATGTTCTCGCCTAAAGAAATATCCGGAGGTGGCGGGGTCAAGTACAATGCATCAATCATCTTTCTTCTAGGAAAGGGAAAACTCGATGATGCTGAAGGAGAGAAAAAAGCTAAAGATAAAAATGTTGATGCTGTAAGAGTCGGAGTCACAATTTATGTAACTCCGGTAAAACAGAGATTCGCGAAGCCTATAAAAGTTCAGCTTCATATTCCATTTTATAAGAAACCTAATCCCTATGTAGGACTTGAAAAATTTGCCAGTTGGGATTCATGTGGTATCGTAAGAGGAAAGACACACACAGAAAAAGAATACGAGAAACTAAAGGATTCTGAAAAGAAAGTATGTTTTAGATGGGAAGGATTCAATTTAGAAACGGATCCAAATGGAAAGGTAATTAAAGTTCCTAATGGAAAGGTCTGGGTGGAGCCTAGGGATACAGCAACAAAATTAGTCTGTAAACATCTTGGAGGGGAAATACCTATCGGCGAACTATTTACTGAAAAAGTATTCACAGAAGAAGTTCTAAGAGAGCTGGACGAAAAAGTTATAAAGCCTACCTTTATGCTCCCAAGTATTGAATCTCTTGAGGATCTAGCAGAAATAACGAAAGAAATTATGCTAGAGGAGGAAGAGACCAGCGATCTCCTAAGTCTTGACGAATAAAATTCCAGACTCATGAAAGGAATTAATAAAAATAAGATCAAGATTAAGAATCTTATAGGAATCGTTGACAATCCAACCCACGAGGATCTTCTTTTTGAGATTGTCTCCTTTCTCGAAAAAGAAGGAAGACTTAGTGATGAATTCATCAAACAAGAAGTAAGCCTTAAAACCAGATGCAGAATTGAAGAGGATCTAGAATTCGATCTTAAGAAATTGCAAGAATTGGGCTATATCGAGCATAAAGGCTGGACTAAATGGAAATTACTAAAACACCCATGGCAATGAAAAAAGAAATAAGATTAACTGGAAATTTTCTGCATTTTGATCAGAAAAATTTAAATGGCGTCACTTATACCAAAAAAGTTGCTGAAAGTATTATCGAGCAATTTAAAGAGCAAAGAGGGGAGGATGGGGTTTTCTTCGGTGAATTAGGGCAGGATCGAGATGATGCAGGAATAAATATCAGCAATGTTTCTCACGATGTTATAGAACTTAAAATTAATGAGAATAATAAGACATTGGAAGGAACTATTCTTTTGCTAGAAACCTCGGCTGGAAAAAAAGCTTTAGAAATGTTAAAAGATCCAAACAATTATAGCATATCCTGTCGACCTAGGGGAATAGGAAAGGTTAATGATAGAGGGGAGATAGAAGAATATCAGATTATATCTTTTGACCTAATACCAACTTCTTTGGATTCGTTTGGCCAAAGAGATCAGTTGAAATGAATCATTTATAAGATTCAATCCCTTTATAGTCTTTATTAATTATCATAATAAAATTATAACCAGCGGCTAAAACAGCCGCTTTTTTTATTCTATTCTTTTTTCTATATTTTTTGTTCAGATACGAGTTTTTTATCTCTACTACTAAGTTTAATTCAGGAATCCAAAAATCACTATGATATATTTTATTCTTTCCATTAAAAATATAAGGAATAGATAATCCCTGCTCAATTTTGAATTTATCATAATATTTTTTTAAGAAATCTAATTCAAATGATCCCCTATAATAAAGATCTTTATAGTTTTTTGCACAACATCCTGATTTCTGATTTCTTAAAAATACTTCCCTGTTTTGCATTGCATTCGGAAATCCATATTTTTTTATAAATGTTTTTTTGATTTTTTCCTGTATCTCTGGGACCATGAAATAATGAGCAAATCCATGTTCCTTCATGCAGGTTTCGGATCTGGATTTATTAGCCTTATCCATAACTTCCATAATTTTGGAAACATTTTCTACTCCATATTTTTCCAAATTATTGCTGACCCGCTTCTCCAGAGTTTCCTGAAGTTGCATAGTTGAATTTACTCCATATCTTTTCTGATTTGTATTTCTTTGATTATCTTTTGAAACCTGGTTTTTCATAGGATTTTCATTCTTCATTCGATCGGAATAGTCTGCAGCCTCACATTCTTTAGAGCAATATACCGCATACCCAGTAGAGAATATTCTGAAATTAGTGGGGCTTCCGCAGATTTTGCAAAAGCCTTCTCCATCATTCTTCATATAAAGATCATAATATTCTTTCTTTTTATTCCCGTGTTTAAATTGAATATGAGCGGAAAGAGCTAATAAATTTTTTACTTCCTGATTACAAATTTGGCACTTCATCTTACGAAATCTTAACAACTAGTTTTATCTATAAAGAATAACACGTTTTATTATATATATCAATTCTAAAATTTTAAAAAGGGTGATCCAGGCATATCAAGAACAAATTTTTTGGCATTATATTCTAAACAATAGGATATATCTCAATACTACTAAGCCAGAGTTCTTCTCAAATCAGACTCTTAAGGAGCTATTTGAGATAGCTAAAGATCATTCTCTCCGATATGGTGAAGCTCCTTCAAGAGATCAGATTATAGAGTTAGTCAAGATTAAGGGTAAGAACGATACTATTTCAGAGGATATAATCTCCGCTCTTTATAATGCAAAAGAGCAATTAAAAAATTACGATCAGAAATGGATTGAGGACAATGTTGGTCCGTGGATTAGAGTTCGTAATTTAGATAATGTAATACGTAAGGTTATTGCATATATGAAGACCTCTCAGATCACTGCTGAAAATGCAGCTGAAACTGTAGAAAAGGTCAGAAGTATGCTAACCACCGAAACTGCTATAGATTTCGATTTTAATTTAGGATCTGATTTTTTCGATGCAGAAAAGCACAAACAAACTCGATTAGCTAGAACTTCAACAGGATATGACTATATTGATATCTGTATGAAGGGCGGCTATTGGAAAGGATCCCTAATAGGATTTTTAGGGGGTCCTAAGAGCGGTAAATCTACTTGGCTTACAAACTTAGCTGCAAGATCAGTCGCATTAGGATATAATACAGCTTATATCACTTTGGAACTTCAAGAAGAGCTGGTTCTCATGAGAATAGGATCTAATCTTTTGGAATTACCCCTTGATGAATATGATAAGATAGCTCAGGATACTGATAGGCTAAGAAATAAGTTAAATGATTTTAAATCCACTTCATTTCACCCCGTTGGTGTTCTCCATGTAAAAGAATTTCCCTCCTCGACGGCCTCTGTCAATGATATCAAATCGTATCTTAAAAAAGTTGAAGAAATCATTGGCATTAAATTCGACAATGTATTTGTAGACTATATTAATATCATGAAGAATTGGAGGAATCCGAATACCGAAAATACTTACATGAAAATTAAGCAGATCTCAGAAGATCTTCGTGCAATGGCGATGGAGGAACAATGGGCTGTCATCACAGTAACACAGACTAATAGAGGCGGTTGGGATGCCGAAGATCTAAACATAACAAATGTATCAGAATCCGCCGCTCTTATTCATACAGTGGATATGCTATTCGGTATTATTACATCTCCTGAAATGAAAGCAAGAAGCGAATATTATCTAAAGTGCCTTGCAAACAGGGTAGCAGGATTTGAAAATACTCGAAAGAGATTTACTATAGACTGGAAATATGCTAGAATTGATGAAGACAAGAATGCAGAAATCGAGGATATGGATTTTCTATTTAATAGTACTGTAGCAGGTCAAGCACAAAGAAGAGGTGTTAAAACACAATTTAAAAACACAAAAAATAATATTTCAGGAAACACATCTGTAAGTATAGATCCTGATAAATTAGACAGTATAGGTAACGAGAAAAGAGGAGAGGGACTTTTTTAAATTTTATGAAAGATAAATAGTCCAATCTTTCCTAAAATTATTATTAAAATGGACTACTACTTCGAAGAAGAATATGAAAATATGAAAGAGGATAAAATTATAAACAACTCGTATAATACGGGCGAATTAGAATTTGAAGCTTTTAGTTCTGTTATGAAAATAGATGATCGGGTTTCCGATCTATATGAAGATCAGCACAGCGATAATATGGTTGAAAATCGAACCATTAAGGCATTAAATGAGGAAATATATTCTATTTTTATGGAATCCCCTTATTATGAGAAATATAAAAATCCGAAGAGAGTTGATAAGAGTGATATGATTAAAATGTATTATTATTTTAAAGAAAAACTTCTTCCAAAAAATACTTATTCTTCTTCTCAGATTTTCATAGGATTCGCAGAATTCTTTCAGATTAATTATGACCAGCTCTATAGCGATATAGGAGTCATGGATAAAGAAAATCTCCTCAAAGAACTAAATACTCATAAAGGAATGAAAACTAAAATTCAGACTAAAAAGCTATTCTAAATCATTTATTTAACATTATATTAAGCCTGATAGATTAAAACTATCGGGCTTTTTCTGTATAAAATGACTAAGGAAATAAAAATAGAGTATGAATTTGGATATTGCAGAGTACCAAGTACCCTCCCTTAATATAGATTATAAAAGAATATTTTTGCTTTCTGACTTGCATTTTGGGGTTAGAGCTAATTCTATAGAATGGATCGAAAATCAATTGAAATTCTTCTATGATTTCTATATTCCGATGCTTAAAGAAAAAAAGCAGAACGGGGATATTCTTTTTATACTCGGGGATTGGTTTGATAATCGTCAGCTTCTTGATATCAATGTCATGAATAAGTCCATCGATCTGATTTTTGATTTAGCTGAAATTATTCCTGTCTATTTTATGACAGGCAATCATGATATCTACAAAAAGAATGATACCGATGTTAATTCATTAGCGGCATTTAGATTTATTCCTAATGTTACCATCTTCGAAGATCCCGTTATTATAACGAATGGAAAAACCAAAATTCTAGTCTTAACGTGGACAGGAAATGGGGAAAAAGAGGAGGCCTATGCAAAAGCAAATCCAACTGATTATATCTTTGCTCATACTGATATTGCAGGATTTAAATATGATAATGGATTTAATATTAAGAAAGGAGCTAGATTACAAAAGCTACCAGGAGTAAAAAGACTATACTCTGGCCATATCCATAAAAGACAGGAGCATAAAGGATCTATTTATATCGGATCGCCCTATTCTACTAAGAGATCAGATATAGGAAATAGAAAGGGTGTTTATATAATAGACACGGAAACCGATCAACAAGAATTTATTCCTAATATAGTTTCTCCAATATTCCAAAGAATAGATCTTGAAGAATTGATGGAGATGACTCTAGAAAAAGCATATAGGGCATTAGAAAATAACTATACTGATATTATTGTCCCTGATAAGTATATTCAGCTCTTTAATCTAACAAAATTTATTGATCTTTTAAGCGGATGTGCCTATAAGAAAATCGAGACACGGGGAGAAAAGAATAAATTAGACGAATCTTTTGGCGAAATACTAGATGGGGAAGAAATCAAGGATATTGTAACCCTTCTGGAGAACAATATAGAGATTCTTGAGCAGAATATGGAAACTATTGTTAAGTTAAAATTACTTAATAGAGAATATTACGAAAAAGCAAAATCGTCTCAAACTGAACAAGAAAATATATCTGGTTAATTATGGCAAAAGATTATGTACCTCCGTACCCCCAATTTCCTTCGGAATTCTTATCTGATGGAGATTTATATAAGATCTTTATGAATCATGGTCTTATGATGGGAAGAATGATATCCGGATCCAAATCCGGGTATAGAGATAGGTATCCGGAAAATTTAGTGGTATTTAATGCAAATATTGTTACTAAAAAAAGAGGAAAGGTATGGCATGGAGACCTAGATGTAACTCTGGATTATGAAAAGCTTGAAGCAGCAGCAGAATCTCTTCAAGAAGATTTATACATCTTAAGAGAAATGGATGGAAGATTTGAAAACGAAGACGCTGGATTCCCATATTGGGAAGCTCATGCAGTCGCAAAAATACAGCATAAAGGATGAAGCTTAAGAATATTCGATGGAGAAATATAGGTCCATATGGAAATAAATTACAAAAACTAGAATTTGATGAAGAAGGCGGTCTTTGGGCGGTCGTTGGAAAAAATGGCCACGGTAAAAGTTTCGTTGTTAACCTTCCGAAAATTCTATATTATGGACGTCTTGAGGGATTCCGTAAAGAGGAAATAGCAAATCGCTTAAATAAACATGGCTGGATTCAGGGAGAAGTAGAAACCAGTCCAGGAACTCTTGTATCCATTGAGAGAAATATATCCCCTCAAGACTTAAAAGTTTATAAGTATAGGGAAGGAGAAGCCCCTGATGAAAAGAATGACATAGGGAAAGCGGGCATCCAAAATTATCAAGATTACATCGATCTTGAAGTTACAGGTCTACCTTATAATATTTTTTCGAATATTATTTCGCTATCGGTAAATGATTTCAAGAGCTTTATTTCTATGACTCCTAGCGATAAGAGAATTATTATAGACAAGCTATTTGCAATGGAGATCATTAACAAAATGAATGACTTAGTAAAGAAAGATCTGAGAGAGGTTAAAATCAATATAGATCTCTATGACAGAGAAATATCAGCTCTTAACAGTTCTATTAAGGGAGCTATGAAGGAGCTAGAAAAGCTAAAGAATAAGGTTGCAGAAGATAATTCGAAAAAAATAAAAGAGATCGTTCAGAAAATGAAAGATCTAAAACCTAAATTTGAATCCGCACAAAAGAGCCTTGAAGACTTTAAGAAAAAAGAGGAAGAGATCAAAAAAGCTAAAGAAGTATATTTATCTCAAAAGAGAAACCTCCTAGCTGATATTCAGGCAGTTCAGAAGAAAATAGACTTGTATAATCAAGACAAGTGTCCTACTTGTGAAACTCCATTTTCGGATAAGAGATTCTCTCTTCTAAAAGAGAATCTTCAAGAAAAAATGTCAACTCAAAAGACATCTTTAGAGGCTATCGGTGATGGAGTTAAATACGATGAAGCTCTAGTTAAATTCAAAGAGAGCATTGCTAAAATAAATGAATATCTAATTCAGGTCCGAACCGGATATAATACCCTTGCGAATAAGCTTAAAGAACTTAAGGAATATAAGCCTGAAGAGTTTTCATCTATCGAAAATATCATATCTAAGAATACGATTCAAATAAAGAAAAAAGAAGAGGAGAAGGTTGACGAGGATTCAAAATATCAATATTTGGCTATTCTTGAAGTGCTCTATTCGGATTCAGGAGTAAAGAAGAAAATATTAGAATCATATCTCCCAACACTAAATAAAGAGATAGAATTTACTCTTTCCGAACTTCACTTTCCTTATTCCCTAAAATTCAATACCAATTTTGAACCCAAATTAGAACACTTAGGTATTGACATAAATGTTGAAACACTTTCGACAGGGGAGAAGAAAAGAGTGGATCTAGCAGTTCTTATATCAATTATACGAATGCTGAAGAGAAAATATCCATCTCTTAACATCTTTATGCTCGATGAGGTCTTATCCTCAATCGATGGTGATGGAATATATGATATCATTGGTCTTCTTCAGAGAACTGCAAAAGAGATGAATATGAATATTTTTATCATTAATCATTCTCCCTTACCGGTTGAATATTTTTCATATAGGATAGAAATACAAAAAAATGCAGGATTTTCAGATTTGATTATCGAAAAATTAGATGAGGGGAATTACTAAACATTCCCCTTATTTTTTGATATATAAAATAAAAGTAAATCCATGCAATACGTTTTCGAATCTCTCGAAGAATTCTTATTTGAGGATTTAGGGACTCTAAAGAAATTTAATCTTCCCAAAGAGCTCCTTCAAAAGATTATAAAATCCCCTGGGGCTTCTTCTTCTGGCGGAAGGGAATCCGCAATAGAGGTCATAGATAATCCAACTGATTATCAAAAATTATTAAAAGCTTTGAAAGACGAATTCATTGCTGGAATAATTTCTGTTAACGGGGATCCAAGAGTTTTATTTTATAGATCTTCTGAAAGGAAATTCCAATGCTATAGTATTCACAGATCCAGGGAAAAGGAGGAGGACAGAAGGAAAAGAGATGCGGAAAGAAAGCAAAGGGAGCTAGAAAGGCAGAGGCAAAATGAAAGCTTAAACGAGGGAAGGAGCAGGAGAGGATATTATAATTATGATCCTTCAGATATGGGAGAAATGTCTACTCAATCTCTATCCGATTTTATTAAAGATTTGGAGAGTAAAGAGGGAGGCGTGGCTGTCGAATTAATTAGGCGAGATATGGATAGGGAATTAAAAAGAAGTGAAAGATGGGAAAGAAGAAAGATAGAGGATCCGCTACGTCAGCCTTCCAGCGAATATTCTAGAGAATCATCCCCATCTCAGCTGAAAAGATATGAAAAATTCGCTACAAAACAAAGAATAAAAATAGATAAAGATATTGAAGAGCAAAGGGAAAAACTAAAAAAACAAATTGAAGATAATTTCGACAAGGTCTTTGATAAAGTTATAGCGGATCTCAGGAGAGGCTATTCATGGAATGCAGACCCAAAAAATTTCTCCAGCGAACTAATAAAAGGCATAGACTTTTCCGGAGTACAGAAATTAGCAAAAGCTTATGATGCCGTCGAACCAGGAAGAAGAGATCCTCTTTCTATACAAAAAGCTATAAAAACTCTAAAGGACTTAGGATATAATAAATAAGAAATAATTCGATTTATTTTCACGGCGCTAGAAACTCTAGCGCCTCTTTTTTGTAAAAAGGATATGAATTTAGAACCATATTTTACAGAGTTTCAGGAAATCTTTATGCCTGAAAATTTCCAGTGGCGCAAAGGACAAAAAGAAGCAATTGAGCAAATTGTTGAGGTCTATCATAGTAAACAGTATAATACGGTCATTCTCGATGCTCCCGTTGGAAGTGGAAAGTCCCTTATAGCAATGTGTTCGTCTTGGATCCTTAATCAGGAAGGCCATAAAGGATATGTCCTATCCTCAGAAATTTCTCTTCAGGACCAATATGAAAAAGATCTTCACGAATTCCGTCTTGATTGGGGTAGCATTAAGGGCCTTGATAATTACGAATGCATCGATAATTTTGAAAAGACCTCTATGGGAACTTGCAAAATTATGGGGAAGGAAGCCAGAAAGATGCCATGCTATTCCGAATGCCCATATTATGTAGCAAGAGATAAAGCATCTTCAAGTGATACATCTATGCTTAATTACGCCTATTGGTTAGCAATGATGAATGAGGTAAATCCTCGAATGGATGAGGATAAACAGATATTTCCTAAAAGAGATTTTACATTTTGCGACGAAGCCCATAAGATATTGGATATTATTCAAAGTACCTATTCTCCAAAATTCTCAGAGAAACAAGCTGAAAGAATAGAGAGACTTGTAGAATTTTTTGAAGTTCATAAGATGGGGGATTATTATGATGAGGTTCGAATTATCAGAAATTCCATTAAATCTATGTGGGTAGAAGAGGACCAGTATAAATTATTAGGGCTTATTTCTGCGGTAGCTCTGGCTCTTAATAAATTAGAGGATCCTATAGAGGTATTCAAAGAAAAGATTAAAAAGGATTATGATAGGAATCCTCCTAAAGAGTGGAAAAGATCCCTATGGACTTCTGATTGGATTATAGAATTCAGATCCAGAATTGTTGAATATATTAACATTATTGACGATACTTCTATAAAAAATCTCGTAAAAAATCCAAATTCAGATGAAATAATATTTAATTGTCTCGAAGAGCGATATCTAATGCACAAATATTTCCACAAGCATACAGGATTTGCTATTCTTATGAGCGCAACCTTTTCTGATCCATCTGCTTATCTTAGAGGGATTTCTCTAAATAGTGCTAAGTATATCAAATTAGAAAGCCTTTTTGATTTTGAAAAATCTCCCATCTATTTCTATAACTCTCATAGAATGTCTTATAATCATATAGATAAAAATCTACCTTGGCTTATTGATAGAATAAATGAGATTATAAAAAATCATAAGGGGGAATCAGGTCTTATCCATTCAGCCTCTTATAAGCTTTCTATGGATATTTTTGGTGGACTAACCGAAGAGAATCGAAAGAGAGTTTTTATATACAATGGAACAGAAGAGAAAAGAAATTTTCTTGACGAGCTTAAGAAAAACAATGATAAGATCCTTTTGGGCCCGTCTCTGCTGGAAGGCCTTGATATGAAGGATGACTTTGCGAGGTTTATTATTTTTGCTAAGACCCCATATCCTAGCTTAGCAGACAGACTGGTTAAAGCCAAAATGAATAAAGATTCTATGTGGTATTCTTTCAAAACTGCTATTTCAATCCTGCAAGGCGTCGGGAGAGGGGTAAGGCACGAAAAAGATTATTGTAAAACCTATTATTTAGATGCTACCTTATCGGACCTTATTCATAAACATAGAAATCTTTTTCCAAAAGAGTTTCTTAATCGTATAATTCCTGTATCTATTTAATATGGATATAGAATTTTTGCAAATAAATATTTCTATATATAGAGATTATGGAGGAATGTCTTATTTGTAATAAAAAATTTAAAAATAAGGGGGAACTTTCAAAACACCTAAATAGATCCCATGATGGGGCAGAAAAATATTATTTGGAGGATCTTAACCGAAAACCCGGAAAGTGCAAAATTTGCAAAGAACCAACCGAATTCATAAATATATGGGAAGGATATAAAAATACATGTTATAGAAAAAAATGTAAAAATTCATATGCTCAAATAAAAAGGGAGAGCACTTTTTTAAAAAAATACGGAGCAAAAAACCCATCCTCATTGGATTCGGTAAAGAAAAAAATAGGAAATTCCAATAAGAAGAAATCCCGGGAGGCTTCATTAAAAAGAGAGAATACTAATAAGAAAAAATATGGTGTAAAAAATCCATATCAGTCGGATGAGATTAAAGAAAAAATTAGGAAAACAAATCTGGAAAGATATGGAAATGAAATACCACAAAAAACTAAAGAAATAAAAGAAAAGACTAAAAAAACAAATCGTAAAAAATATGGTGGTAATTCTCCGCAGTCGGATTCTGGGGTTTTTGAAAAATCCAAATCCACAAAGGAGATAAAATATGGGAGCCCAAATTATAATAATCCGAAAAAATCCCAAAAAACCCTTCTTAAAAAAACCGGATACAAGCATGCTTTACAGAGCCCCGAATCTATCAAAAAATTCCGGCTTACCTCAAAATTAAAATTCGGAACCCCCCATCCTATGCAAAATGAAGAGGTCTTTCTAAATTCATTAAGATCTGGGTTTAGATCGAAAAAATATAGAAATACCGATATTTTTTATCAGGGCTCTTATGAATTGGATTTTTTAGAATCTTTTTATGACACGATTAAAGATTTATCACGGGGTCCGAGAATAGAATATATTTTTAATGATAAGAAACATTATTATTTTCCCGATTTCTATATCCCTTCAAAAAAATTAATCATTGAGATTAAAAGCAAATATTGGAATAAAAAACACATAGATCTAAATTATATAAAGGAAATAGCATGTTTAGAAATGGGATATAATTATATTCTAATTGAAGATAAAAATTATGAAGAATTCGAAAAAATTATGAATAAATAATTAAATAGTCAATGATCGTGCACGTAAGTAGTTGGCTAGAATTAGGGCCTTATAGTTTAATGACAGAACTCCCGTGCTTGCGACGGGGAGGTGCGAGTTAAAGTCCCGCAAAAGGCCCTAATTCATTTTTAAAAAAATTAAGATATGAAACCTCTAAAAAATTGGGACGATTTAACTGATGAACAGATTGAAGCTATAAATAGCTTTCGTCCGCCTAAATACTATATTTGGTTCTATAAATTCTATAAGAAATTCTTATCCTATTTCTTTTTCTTTGGAATTATTGGGGCAGGAATACTTATGGCTATTCATAATGCCTTAAATATTGATCTATTTGATGTTGTTAAGGGACTCTTCTTCGTCCTATTTGGATCAATGCTTTGGGCTCTAAGTGCTTACTTAACAAAGCACTTCTACACTAAGAAATATGCCAAATCTATAGGCCTTACATTAGAAAACTGGAATTATCTGACAAAAGGATTGACTTTCGAGGTCTAATCTTAATATATAAATAAAAAGATCTTTATGGCATTATTCCAAAGGTATAATAACGAGAATGTTCTCATAAGAGCTATTATAGCTGGATTACTTGACGTTCTTAACAACCATATTAAATATAATCAAATATGGGGGAATGATCCGGTAGAAGATATTGAGAGCATTTCCGTTCCTTGGTTCTATAATCAATCAGGGGATGAGAGGTTCATGCAGGACTTCTATACTCATTATGCGGAATGCCTACCCCCAAGACCGGTTGATGGAAACTTTGATATGATCCCTAGGGGAATTCTCACTTATACGGGATCTGGAATAAATGCTCAGCGAATAACCTCAAGATATGTACAAGGACGATATGTTAAAGAAGTAGATGGAAAATTGGAAGGATTCGTTTCATATCTCTATTCCATACCCCTTAATATTCGATTTGACTGCGAATTATGGGCGGATACGCAATTAACTGCACTTAAGATAGAGCAAGAATTACGAGAGGTATTCTATAAGAATGTCACTTATTATGTCTATTATAAGGGGATGAGAGTAGGATGCACAGCAGGATTCCCCGAAGATTTTGCTATTGAGAAAAAAATCGAGTACTCTTTTGAACAGGAGAATAAGATTAAACTTACCTTCCAGCTAGAAGTAGAATCATATCAACCTGTTTTTGATCCTACCACTGAGATGCCTGCTAGGAATAGTATCAAAAAATTCACATATCGATTATACGATAAGGATGAGAAAAATGACGGAGATATTCATGATGTTAAAGTAACCTCCCCTTCGCCAGGATCTGTTATACCTAAGGGCAATCCTATGTGGATCGAGTGGAGTTTCACGAGAGAAGGCGGAATTATGAGGGATGTGGATCTCTATTGGCTTTATGTAGGCAGCAATGAGTTCAATAAAATTGCGATGGCAGAGACTAATCATGAATACTACATCTGGAATATTCCATCTGATTTTACAAGTTTTAAAGAGCCTGATATAATTTGGGAAGAAACACCAATTCTTTCTGTTTCTAGAAAACCTATTCTAAAAATTATACCAGATTTAAATACAGGTCAAATAACCTCTTCGTCATTTAAAGCTTTTTCAGAGGGATATTTCATAACTCCTTATGATGATGCCTCCATTAATATTCAATTAGAAATGAGAGATGATAATGGAATAGTTTCATATTCAGAGGAAGGAACTATCTATGCGAATATTAAATACAACAAGATAGATATAAATAATCCGGTAACGGTAACAGATTCTTCCCTGTTCTTCCCAGGGACCGTAGATTATAAAAATATAGATATACATGTAGCCAATAGCGTCAATAATGATGTCTTTGGTGTTGTTGCAAATCTCACAATTCTGTAAAAAAGGAATAAAAAACGGAAGAAGTAATAAATATATAGAAAAATGCAATTTATCAAATAATTGAACGAGAAATGATAGAAAAAATTAATTCTTTAAAGAGCAAGACACAAAATAAAGAGGTAAAAGCTCTTTGCGAAAAAGCAGTATCGAATTTGAATGAAGGAATCTATAGAGATATCCCTTCTCATGCTAAGGTAGAGATCGATAATGCTATTATTAAAAATCTTTTTGAAAAGCTTTCAGCTATAGATGAGGTTGAAACTCAGGAATGGCTAAATAATTCGAAAAGAGTTTGGTCTGTTAAGAATTTAGGGGTTAGAGAAGCCGTTAATACATTAACATCTTCAGAAGCTGTTATGAATGGAACGCTAAAACAAACTCTAGACTTCTTCAGAGAGCAGCTAGAATCAGAGCCTGAAGTACTTCTTTATGAGAGCTTCATTACTGCTATGCAGTCTTTCAGCTATCTTCCAAAAGTCGGAAATGCAGTTCAAGCTATTAAAGACAGAGTGGATAATTATGAAGCTGATGTTTCTATAACGAAGATTATGGAAACTATGAAGAAAACTCGAAGCAGCTACTTACTTCCTATTATCGAGGATCTCGTTCAAAATTATCTTGATAATAAAACCGAGCAGACTAAGAGTTCTCTAAAAGAAGGACTTATAAAATTCTCTTATGATCCATTTATAAGGGATATTATTAATCTTGTTGCTATCGACGCTACAAATCTACAGCTCGAATATGCAAATGCTCGTTGTGATATAGAGAAAGTCTTTTCACCAGTTCTCTACCTAGGTGAAAATGAAGCTATCTTCTCTGTTAGAGGATCATATTATATTAAGAAGGGAAATACTCTTTCTCGTCTAAATAAGGATAGTATCAAGAGATTGGATCCTGAATTCGTAACACTTTGCGAAGCTATTAATAGTCCTGACGTTGTTATTGATGGAAAATCAATTTCTGTCTATAAGGGAAGTGATAAAGCTGTTATTACAGAAAAGGGAGTAACCCTAAATGGTCAGGCATTCACTAATGAAGACTATCATAATTCAGCAAAAATTGCTAAATGGACTGGTAAAGGAACTCTCCTATCTCTAGTAGAAATGCTTAGACATAATTTTAATGAAATTGCAGAAGTTGATTTCGCTAAAAGAGTATTCCTAAAAGAGAATAGAGAATATGCAGCTGACGTATTTAAGCTAAGGGATAATATTTCTATAACTACCTTTGACCCTCAGATGGGTAAAGGAACTTTCTATAGAAATGTAAATCCAATACAGGCTAAAAAACTTATGATGGAACATCTTCGTTTCGATATGTCTGGTACTTTCAGAGATCTTCTTCCTGCTGAAGAAAAGATTAATGAGGAAATCGAAGAGACTAAGAAGGAGTATGCAGCTTGCATTACAGATCTAGAGAATAAAATCTATGAATTTAAATCTGCTCCTTTCCAATCTAAATCAGTTCCTGCCGTTATTGAGGCCTTAGAAGAGGAATTAGCTGGAGTTAAAGAAGAATACAAGGATTATCTAAATCTTGTTGAAAAACATACGAGGATACCTAAAGGAGATATTTCAGAAGCCAAACTTACTCTAGATATTGAAGGCCCTCTAAATATTGAGGTTAACGGCCAGAAATATACTGTTCCCATCCCTGCAGAAGCAGCTGGTGGAGAAGGAGAAGTTTCTTCGGATGAGTTTGGATCTGAAGTTGGAGGTGACGAGATAGCAGGAGAACCTGCTTCTGCAATAACTTTCGATGATAGCGATACCGAACTATTGGGCGATTCTCCATCAATTCAGGCAGATGAGGTAACTCTAGGTTCTGATCGGGTTGAAGCTGATGCTGATGCAGCAGAAGCAGAAGCTGAATTAGGTGCTGAAGAAGAACCTGCTGAAGGAGAAGAAGGTGTTGAAGGTGAAGAAGACGGCGAAGAACTAGGTGCTGGTGAAGAAGGCGGAGAGGGAGAGATCAAAATAGGTGACGAAGGAGAATTGGACCTAGGTCTTGGTGACGAAGAAGGTGTTGAAGGTGAAGAAGGAGGAGAAGAAGCTGAAGAGGAAGAGGAAGAAGGAGAAAAAGTTGAAGATAGCACTTCCAATTCTATAAAGCCAAAGGAGTTAAAGAAAAAAGTATATCTTAAGAAAAAGAAAGCTTAATAATATGTCTAAAGAAAAATTTCGCGAAAAAATATTAGAATTCAAAGTTGCTGAGAAGAAAAAGACTCAGAAACTAAATGAATCCGCTCAAGTTGGAGATAAAGTTGTCTTTGACGGAAAGAAAGGCTTTGTTATTGGGCAGGCATCAAATGGAGATCTTCTTGTTCAAGTTCAGGGATCATCCCAATTTGTAAGTCCCAATAAAGTTAAAGTTGCTGGTATAAAGGCAAAAGTAATGGAGCCTCCCTTCAAATTTGATGAAAAGACTCAGAAGGTTCTTTTTGAACAATATGTAAGATGCGGAATTTTCATGGGAAATACTCCCGTTAAGACCCAGAATTGCTATATAAAGTATTCTCATTGGAAGGATGCTAAATTAGATGAAAATGTAAATGTCATGTCCGACGGACAATTAAATATTCTGCCTAAACAAAATGTAAGGGTTTTTGAAGATCCTAACGAATTTGCTAATCCAGAAGATTATGTTGAAGGAGTTGTTGTAGATAAACTTTCCGGAGACGTAACGGCTAATGTGTTAGTTAATGCTATTGATTATACAAAGGCATTAGGGGATGCTGATCCGGTAAGAATCATCAGAGGCCCAGAAAGTGACAGCCCACAATTAGAGACATTGCCAAAAGCTCTTATAAGGACACTTTCTGTCTAAAAAAACAACATAATATAAAAGAAAGAATATGAAAAATGGCAACAGTACCTCTAGAAAAGTTTAACCTAAATCGATTTTGGGAAAAAACACCTACTGCTCTTAAGTACGTCCTCATATTTGCTATATTTCTTATTACTGCTTATTTTCTATTCTCAAAAAGAATGGATGATAATCACTTAAGGGAAATAGAACAAATGAAAGTCGGGATAACTGCTACTTATGAGCTTATTGACAATTTTGAAGAATTTAGGAGAGAGCAAGACAGCTATAACAAAGAAGTGTTAGAGTATCTTAATAATTTGCATGCATTGGTAGAAGATCTTAATGCAACGACAAATCGAAAGCTAGATATGATTCTCTCCGCTGGCGGACAAAATTCTCAAGATATAATAGACAAGATACTCTTACTTAATGAATCATTTGAAAGACTCTCAAAAGCTTATCAGTCTAATATAGAAAATCCTAATCTAGATGATAATAAAGTTAAAAGAAATTATCAATTCGATCCTCAGATAGTACCGATAGATGAAAATGGTAAAGAGCTAAAAGATCCTCAGAAAGACCCATCAATACAAGTCAGAAAAATAGACTCGTCATCCATCAAAAAATAATTATATCTATGGATAGAAAAAAATGGAAATCTCCTCAAGCATTGATTGTGATGGCTTTAATCTTTCTTATATTCCTCTATATTGGGATAGACATGGGAAAAGTTAAGCCTGAAATCAAACGAGATTTAAAAGAAGTTAAAAAAGAATATACCGAACTCTCTGGATTTTTAGATAGAAAAATACCAGAGATCGATTCTATATTAAGGATTCAAGCAACACAGATATCAAGGCAGGGAGAAGATATCGATTCATTAAATTCGAAAGTTAATTCTATAACTTCTCGATAAGTGTTCAAATTTTTGACTTTTGTCCCTGGGCGAGCAGTTCTTAAAACTTGCTATGCCTTTTTTTGTATAAATAAGAACCACAATTATAATTAGAGAAGTATGGCGAATCATCATGTAAAGAATAAAGACTTAAGGGAAGCCCTTATAGTATCCAAAGCTCAAGACGAGTTAACGAAAGAAACATTAGATATGTTTATACTAATGGCAGAAAAATTTTCTACAAAATTTAAATATATCTATCCGGAAGATAAAGAAGACTGTATTTCTTTTGCTATTATGGATTGCTATCTCTATTGGAGAGGATATGATCCAGAAAAATCCCAAAATGCTTTTGCATATATTACTCAGATAATTAAAAATGGATTTGCTAAAGGATGGAGAAAGCTTTATGGTAATATGCCTAAAAGTAAAAAAATATCTGTTAGCCAGAATAATATCTATAGTCTCTAATGTGCCCAAACGAAGCATATAAGCGTTGGCATAAGCCAAAACCTATGCATGTTCTTTATAACGAAGATGGATCCCTCAAGAAAGGAAAAACCCATGAGGGATTTTATACTGTGAGAAATAAAGAAAAATATGTTGGCGATCCATCTCTAGTCATTTATAGAAGTGCTTGGGAATTCTCTTTTTGTAAATGGTGCGATTATTCTGAATCCGTTGTTAAATGGTCATCAGAACCTGTAAAAGTTCCATATTATGACAGGATTTCTAAATTAAAGGAGTGTCAAAAATTAGGGCTAGATCCTAATAATCCAAAAAACTGGACTGTTAAATACTATAATACTGATTTCTGGATTCAGGTTAAAAAGGCCGATGGAATATCCGAAAAATGGTATATTGAGATCAAGCCAAAGAGCAAATTGATTAAACCACAGCCAGTTCCGCCTGATTCACCACTTCGAGTTCAGAAGAAGTTTAATAAGGAGGCTAAAGAATATGTTATAAACGAGGCTAAGTTTGCTGCAATGCATGAATTTGCAACCAGAAACGGAGCTAAATTTTATGTGTTTACTGAAGATCAATTATCCAAGTTCGGAATAATTGGGGGGAGGTTCGATTTTATAGTTGATCATAAAATGAATTTTGATTCTAAATGAGATCGCCAATAGAAGAATATAGATTCCTCCAGAGAGTTGATGGAGTTGAGGATACCGCATATTTCACGCTATTCGAGAAGTATATGAAATATGATATGAGGGGATATGAGAAAAAATTCGAAATCGAAGATACGGATCAGGAGAGCATAATCAGAAGTAAAAATGGAGGATATCCCATTCCGGGGATAATCTATACATTCCTATATAAAGGAGGCCCTTTTTCTATTCCGAATCCACCAAGAAAGCCAAGTGAATATACAGACCTTGTTCCGTTGGTTTTTTGTATGGGAATAGAACGTGATTCATTCTCCGGAATTAATATGAATTTACTTCCCCGACCGGTTAGACTCAACTTTTTGCAGAGTTTTTATGAATCCTTTGAAGATTTTTTGAGCCGGGAAGTTGAGGTATTAGCTCAGAATGATAAATTAGCAATGAATAAGAGATTTCTAGCCTATATTAAATCCGGAAAAGCTCAAGAAATGATTAAATTATTCAGTATTAAAAACGGAGCTAATTTTAATTTCGGATATAGAAAATACTTAATCGAAAAGGTAAATAATTTAAGAATGGTAGAATATCCAGAATGGAAATATATTCCTTTCTATGAGCCAAAGGATGCATTTAGGAAACTTAACCTAAATCAGATCTATAAATTATACGATAAGTCAAAATAGGATATATAAATAAAATAATAATTCATGGCAGGATTCACATTAAGGAGCCTCGATAGAAAAAGCATGGGATGGGTTGGAAATATTCAGAGGAATATTCGATACCTAGCATCCCTTGGAATGAAATGGGAGGATAAAGTTATAAAGCAATCAAAATCTATTGGTATTGCTGAAGCTCAGCTAGATTCCATGTATGGCCTATATTATCAGGGCAACTATATGGGCACTGACTATGGTCAAAAGGAATTTATTGCTTTTTATGATAAGGAATACCCTACACGTAGGGACTTTTTGCGTAAATTTGCAATGAATGGCGAGGTCGAACATGTTCTTGAAGTAATTGCCGACGAATCTATAATCTATGATACTAATAACTATTTTGCATATCCGGATACTAAAAATCTTAAAAACGTTCTAAAACAGGATAAAGCAAAGGAAATCGTTGATGATTTAAACGAAGCTTTCAAGAAAGTCTATTTTGCTTTTGGCTTTAATCAGGGACACGATGCTTGGCATTATTACAAGAAATTTCTTATTGACGGATTCTTAGCCTTTGAAATAATCTATGATGGCGAAGGAGAAGAAGATGCTAAAAATATTATAGCTCTCAAAGAAGTAGATCCTGTTTCACTAGAACCCGAAGTTCGTATTGGTGTTGATGGTAATGAATATAGAGTATGGATCCAATATAGAGGCGATACTATGAAACAAAGGGAGCTTCTGGATTCAAACCTTATTTACATATCTTGGGCAAGAGGAAATTTCATTTCAAGATTATCATATGTTGAAAGACTAGTTCGCTCCTTCAATATGCTAAGAACCCTTGAAAATTCACGTATCATTTGGAATGTATGGAACTCTCAGATGAGGGTAAAAATTCTAGTTCCAATTGGATCTCAGTCTGAAGCTAAAGCAAGAACAAGACTCTCTGAATTAAGAGGTATGTATAAAGAAGAACTTAATATTGATGATCAGAGTGGAGAGGTTACTTATAATGGATCCCCCCAGTTTAACTTTGCTAAGACCTTTATTATTCCAACTAAATCTGGGGAGACCACAGAAATTGGAGGATTCCAGCCAGAAGGATATGATCTATCAAATGTAGAAGCTCTTAAATATTTCTGGCTTAGATTTATTATAGAGACTAAAGTTCCTCAGAGTAGATTCTCTCAGCAATTAACTGGAGAGGGAGGGGATAATCCTTGGGGAGCTGGAGTCGAATCTGCAAGTAGAGATGAAATTAGATTTTCTTATTTTATCAATAGAGTTCGCTCGATGTTCCAGGAGGTATTACTTAAACCTCTTTGGATTCAGTTTATTCTTAAACATCCTGAATTTGAAAAGGATAAATCTCTTAAATCCGCTATAGGTCTTAATTTTAATGAGGAGAACCTATTTAAACTTATGAAATTAAGGGAGATTGCGGATAAGGGTGCTACCCTAGTTAGTAATTTGATGGGTATCAACGAGCCAACAATTAATCCTGATGGAACTCCAGGTGAAACTCCATATTTCGATCCAAAATTCTTAGTTGGAAAATATATGAGTTTCACTGATGAAGATATGAAGCTAAATGCTAAATTCAAGAAGGAAAGACAAGATGAAATTAAGAGATTAGCTCAAGCCTATGCTCGATTAGCAGCTTCTAAAGGAACTGCTGCCGGTGGAGAAGCAGGAGGCGGAGAGTTTGGAGCAGGTGGTGGAGAATTCGGCGGCGGCGCTGGTGGATTTGATCTTGGAGGAGGCGGTGGTCTCGATCTAGGAGGCGGAGCAGAATCTGGAGGAGAAGAATTAGGAGGTGGCGGTGAAGAAGCCGGCGGAGGTGAAGAATTAGGATTATAAACTAAAATAAATCGATACTATGAAAATCGTAAAATTTTTTAAAAGCCCATGGTGGGACTTAGCGCCTGTTCCTGCATTTGCAATTATTGCAATGGCAGAAGGAACTGGTTACTGGATCGGAGGAATTATGACTGTTGTCTGGCTATTTTCGATGGCTATTCGTCATTTTACAAAATAATAAAAAATGAATGCGAGCTCTTCTTGTTGAGGAAGTAATTAATTTCAAGAGAGGCGAGAACCCGCTTAGCTCAATGGGGCTTGGTGGGTTTTCCTTTGAAACACTTCAGCCTGGAGCTATTATTCAGTCTAAAAGATATTTTGGAGTTACAGAAAAAACCGGAAATATAACAGGATACCATTCAGGAAAAATTAAGATAGGAAATGGAAATTATTTATTAATTACAGAAGCTCGAAAAACTAATAATCCCGAAACAAAGAATCTCTATTTTCATCGGTATATTGATTTAGAAACTGCTAAAAAGGAAAAGGAAAAATTAAAAGAAGGAGGAACGAGAGCTCTTTCCTGGTGGGGAATTCCAAGAGGATTCTTTTCCTCCATGACCAAATCAAAATTCAATTATAGATTTGATATCATAGAACCAGGATTTGGTATTGAAGAATCGATAAATTTCCAAAGGGGGCTAGATCCAAAAAAAGTTCTGGGCTTGGGAAGGCCATTCGGATTTACTAAAGATCTTTTAGATTTATCCCATAACGATGGAAAAAATATTCTATTTGTACGACCGGATTTTGTAGAAAAATTAAAAGCAGAAGGGATTTATCAATATGATACAAAAAGACTCTATTTTGGAAATGATCTCATAGGAAGATGGGGATACAGAAAAAAAGATTATCAAAATCATGATGGGACTTTCAAAGGGCCATATTCCTGCAATTTCAGATTATTTAATAGAGGAGGGGACCTGTATATGCTGCAAGGATCTTCCGGCGATTATGGATTTGGGGGAATGCAAAGAACGCAAAGCGAAACTATAGGACCAACTTTTAGAAAATCCCTATATGAGCAAGTATATAATTATCTAATGAATAAGTGGGTCGAAACTACGAATGAAAGCCTCAATTTCCAGAGAGGGCTGGATCCTAAAGCTTCTATAGGTATAGGAGGATATTCCTTTGACACATTAAGAAATGGTACTATAATAAAATGTATTAAACCTTTTGGAACATCAAAAGGAGGAGTTATACGAGCATATCAAGGATCTGCTAAAAGAATTCCCCTAGAAACATATTTAGTAATATTTAATATAAGGAAATTAGATTCATATTATATCTCATTTGGATATATAAATGTTGGGGGAGTTGGATGGTATCACAAAGGGGAGGAAAGAGCTAGAAAAGATCTAGAATATTTTGATAGGGCAAAAGGAATTCAAAAATTATATCTCGAAGGAGATCCATATATAGAATCCTCTAGAAAATATTCAGGGGGATTAATAGCTAAGATAGGGCGAGAAAAATTTAATAATCTCTTTAAAATAATAGAAACACCATAATGAGAGCTCGATTAGTAGAGGCAAATTTCGAAAGAGGAGATATGGATCCTAAAACCCGAATAGGCATAGGATTGGGGCCTGCTCAGCATATAAAGAAATTTGAAGAGATTATGGATGAGTTTAATTTTGAATATGAAAGAGAGGATCCTACAGAATCATATGAGACATATACGTGGGTATTAAATGATGCGGATTTCGGCCCTCTGGTAGATAAAACCATTTTTCTTCACCCAGTTCCAAATAGAGAAGGAAAGATAGGGTGGTTTTTTAGACCGCTAAGTCACAAATATTATGATGACCCATATCCTATAATAGAATTCATAGTTCAATCAGTTTTATATGATATGAGTAATGAGCTGGATTCTATTAAAAAGAGTATTCAATATTACGAGGAAAGAATAGTAGAGATAAAAGGTGATGCAAAAAGGTTAAAAATTAACATTTAATTAACTTTTTTATCGTAGATTTTACAATAAATATATTATATTTAAGATACTTAAGTTCACGTTCTTTGGAACTAGCTGCGAGAGACGGCTGTTTGGACGCGGGTTCGAATCCCGCCACCTCCACATCGCCAGGTTTCCTGCTTCCCTTTAAAAAGCAGGTGGTGGAAAGTTGATTATTTTTAATCAGCCCCAATGTGAGTACTCTACCTTGGGTAGGGATCCTCTCAAGGCCTTTCTGGTTGGGCCCGTTAATCAACCAGATACGGGGGTGACTTTGGCTTTGACAGCAGTGCGGAAGTAGTAAGCGAACGAACTTGAGAGCGTTATAAACGGCGCATTTAAAAGTGAACTAAGGGTTGCTGCCTAAGAGGCACCTTCCTTTACGAGATTGGGCATCCTGCGAAAGTGGATGCCTTTTTTTGTGGATATATAAAGAAAAATATATCTGCATGGATTTCAGAAGGGGGCAAGATCCCGTTAAGAGCTTGGGCTTAGGTTATGGAAATAAGATGAACACCAAAGCCTGGAAAATTCTTCAATTTATAGGTAGTAAGGGGGAAGAAGGAGCAGGCCTTACAGATATTCAAAGATTTCTTTGGACAGAGCTTCAAGAGAGATCATTAAAGGATTTTGAAATGTCATCAAATGATAAATGGGGATATAATTACCCTTCTCTGTATAATAAAACAAGAGCTACCCGCGGATATTATAATACAAACCTTTATGGAACTAGGTATAAGCCCGGATTATTACGTAAATATTGCAGGAAAAATGAGAGGGGAAAATGGGTTCTCGAAAGGATGCCCGAGCCTGGTGAAAATATATATGAAAACGAGGGATTTAAACTTGTCCCGGAATCTCTGAATGAAATGTTAATTAAAAAGAATAGATATATAAAATAAAATACTGTAGATTATGAAAGCTGGATATTTTAACATACATGAATACCTTCAAAAACTTCATGAAAACGTTTCTGATGGAAATCTTCCTTCAGGACAGCAAGACGGAATTCTTATTCCGGATGAAAACAAGAAATCATTCTCTTGGTTAAAGAAGGAATTTGACAAAAGCAGAGTAGAGGTTAAGGTTGAAATTAATATGGGCGGAAGTAAATTTTCGCCGGGATATGAGCTTCAGACAAATCTTAAATCAGTAAAAGATTTCAAACCGGGTATGTTTGGTGATGTGAAAACTTCTGACACTCCAGGCGCTAAAAAAGAAGAAAAAGACACTGCTCAGACTCAGGCTGAAGTAGAAAAAAAGAAACCAGAATTAGAAAAGACAGCTGAAAAATCTACAGGTGGCGAAAAACAGCCAAAACCAGCTATCTCAGCTAAGGTCAAAACAGCAGAAGAAGAGGAGAAAAAACCCAAGAAAGAGGAAAAAGAAGATGATAAAACATAATGCACTAGAAGATCGATTAAATGCAGTAAGAACTGGTAAACCAATTCCGGAAGAACCTGCTCATTTTGATATAAAGCCAAATATTCAATCATCAAATACACCAAAAGTCTTGACCTATCAGCAATTCTTCATTTCAGAAGGATATAAATTATTTAATGTCTTAGCAACATCTGTTCTGTATGGATATGGACTAAGAACTATATTCTCTCAGGACTGGGCTTTCATAGGAACCTTAGGTGTTGGATTTTTACTTAATCATTTCTTAACAATAATCTTAAAACTTTTGAAAAAGTAAGATCTATAATTCTTAAAAAGATTTATATGCTTAATAAGTTAATTGTATTGGAAGGTACAGATGGATCCGGTAAATCCACTCAGGTAGAGCTCGTTAAAAAATACCTTCAAGATCACTCCTTAAAATTCAAATTTTTTCATTTTCCTATGTATGGACATAATGAGTTTAGCGAAGTTATCGCTAAATTTTTACGTGGAGAATTCGGAGGAGTAGATGATGTGGATCCCTATTTTGTAGCAAATATCTACGCAATGGATCGATTTATGTTTCTTCCTGAATTGCAAGCAGCTATAGAGGAAAATGATGTAGTTCTTCTAGATAGATATGTATTTTCAAATTTAGCATATCAGGGAGCAAAATTAGAATTGGGAGAGAGCGAACTTATTAAGAATTGGATTTATGAATTTGAATTTAAATTCCTTAAACTTCCCTATCCTGATTTAAGCCTATTTTTTGATGTACCTATAGAAGTTGTCAAAGAGAGACTAGAGAACAAAAGAGAAGGAAATGATAGAGATTACCTCCAAGGAAAACAGGATATACATGAAGCAGATCTTGGATTTCAGAGCAGGGTCAGGGATAATTATTTAAGCTTGGTTGGTTCTGTAAATTATCAGATTGTCCAATGTGCAACTCAGGTAGGAGAATTCCAGAATATTCAATGGTTTGTTTTTCCTCCTGAAGAACTATTTAAATTCTATAAGAAATCATTGGATTATGTAATATTCAATATTCCTTATAATGGCTAGAAAAACTGGACATATTTCGGAATATTCTAGATATAAGGAGCTCTCTAGATTTAAAAAACCTAGATCTCCGCATACCCTAGTTTTTATGACGGAAGATCCGGAGGAATGGTTTATAAATTGTATTGAATATAGAACAAAATCTGGTGAGGTCGTTCATGACAGTCTTATAATAGCAGCAGATTTAGATCAATGGGTTGGATGGCACGAAGGAATGGGATGGAAAAGGATTTAACTCCGGCTTAACTTTTTTAAGAAATCATAACGAGGTTTTTACCTTATATTGTATAAAACTTAATCTTTTTGAATTCTATAATATATAGAAATAAATAATGAATAAATTAAAATAATCTAAAAATTTAAAATTATGGCAGAAGAAAAAGCTCCCCAGGCAGAAAAACAGGTGGACTCAACCCAGCAAGTGGAAACTAAGGCTTATGTTCCAACATACAAAATTAGGCCAGAACTAAAACAGGCAGTTCTAAAAGCTATTGGCAAATATCCTTTCAACCAGATTGCTTCTATTATGAATGCAATTAATGTTGAAGTAATGGATCACAATACTTTAACAAATGTAATTAATGTTCTTGGGAATTTTCCTTATCAGGATGTAGCTCCTTTACTTTCGAACATTAACGATTTTATAGAGCAGGTGGTTGAGGAATAATCCTCAACCTCTCTCTTTTTGTTTTTAATGTTGGAAAATAAAGTAAATATTTATGCAAAAAAAGCAAGAAAGTATCCAGAATATAGCACTGGATTTTTTGGAAAAAAGAGACAATAATACATTCAGAACACTTATAAACAGGCTAAAACCCGGATTAATTTCTTATACTTACAAATATGTTAATGATATGGATCTTTGCAAAGAGATCATATCCAAGACTTTTATTTCAGTATGGGAAAAATTAGATCAGTACGACAAAACCTATAACTTCTCAACCTGGGTTTATGCTATTGCCAAGAACGAGTGTCTTGGCCAGCTAAGAGTTCAGAAGAGAAATGTTTCTCATGAGAAGCTAACAGAAAATCACTCGAGGGTCTTAAAAATGTATAGCCCCGTGGTTCATATGGAAACGGAAGTTATAGGGCCTAGCGGAGAAGAGCTGATTGATTGTCTTTATCAAAGAACGGTAGATGAGATTCAGAATTTAGACGAACCTTATAAAACTGTTATGATTGAAAGAGAGATTAATCAAAAAAGATTGCAAGATATAGCTGCCGATCTTAATTGGAATCTCTCTACTGTAAAAACAAGATTAAGGAAAGCAAGAATGGATGTAGCAAAAATAATTGCTGAAAAACATCCGGAATTATTGGAATCCTACTATGAAGAAGAATAAGAAAATAAGGAAACGATTCTCCCTTCCCCTCATTGAAGTGATAAGGGATATCAGGAGTTATCGAAAATGGATTAATGCTATTAGAGAAGAAAGAGCTAATCCTAATTCAAAGTTCAATAAATTTGAGCTTAATGCTAATTATTTCTATGTTCTATATCTTCCGATTACCCTACCGCAAGAAGATGCTGCTCTTCCAGATAATATCAAAAGATTACGGGTGGTGGAAAACTTAGCTCCAATTCATCAATACTTGGATAATGATTTGGGATTTGCCGATTATATTGTTCCGGAATTTAATCAATTCTATGATGAGGATAATAATCCTACTCTAACTTACGGGATTGTCTATAGATTTGCATTTAAAAAGCTATCTCTAAAGTGGGTTTTGTCAAGGATTCTATTTTTAGCAGCAGCAATTTTCGCACTTTTCAAATTTGTTCTTGTTTAATTTCTATACCCTTCTATAGAGAGTGAAATGAGCCAACTCGAATTTCATTCAATAAAAAAGCCAATCAGTGATTGGCTTTTTCCTTTTTAGGAGGTCTTTAGAGCGGAATTCTCATCTCTTAATGCCTGATTTTCAGCTTCCAATTGGGAAATCTGAGTTTGAAGATCCGTTATTTTGAATAGAGATGTATATTGAGATAGTACCTGCTGATAATTAGAATATGAGAAATAGAAGCCCTCATAGAAAGTGTAGCTAGTTCCGTCCGGATTTTTAATAATAATGGAATAGCTATTATTATTCTGTTTTAGAAGCTTAGCTGTTTGTGCTTCCATTATCTTAAATTCTAATTCTCCTAATGTAACATTCATATTAGATGAATATGTAGGCGGAATTTCAATTTTGGTATCGTCATCAAGGATAAACAGAAGTGCATAATTATAAGCTCCAGAGAGGTCAACATTCATGGGTTCGTTATTAGCATTCTCATCGATCCTATCAAAAGAGAATTTATAATTTCCATCTCCTCTTTTTAGGAATAACGGACCCGTTCCCTGGGGAAGAACCTCATTAGCCATATTAAGAAGAACCCTTGTAGTATCATAAAATACTTTAACAAATTTAGATTTTCTATTATCTGTAGTCTGGACAATAGTGGAAGCTTCACCCTCAACTCTATTAAAAACTTTATATGGAATATAGTTGTCTACATTTAATCTAGTAAAGTATCTTCCATATTTTTGCGGGTCCGTGCTCGCGAGAGATGCCTTTCTAATGATCTGAGTTCCATCCATCCTATTTGTTAATCTACAAATATAATCAATTGTATATGATGAAGCTATATCTGCATTCTTAATAACCGGTCTGAAATAATTTGGTAGCGAGAAGTTATTCTCTTGAGTAAAGATATATTTCTGAGTAAGTAATGAATTTCCTGGGATATGCTCATATACATAGATCTCGTGCATGACGACCCATTTTGCAGCACCAGCCCCATAGATATCAGAGAATTCTTCAAAATTGTCATTTGGGTTATTAGAGGTATAGAGCCTAATTCTTCCGCTCTCTATATCCCCCATATATTCTCCAATAATTATATCATTCCATGTAGCATAGAACTCTATAAAATCCCCTCCCGTACTCTGGGCAATGAAGGCATTAAAACTGTCCGCCTGCGATGTCACAGGAAGCTGTAGCGAGATTCTTTCCTGAATTATATAATTATCCCCGTCGATCTCCGGAATCGTGCTATACGTAAAGTAAACATCAGATAGAGGAGCTATCGATAAAGCCTGACCCAAATTAGAGATATTATCACCGCCTAACTCTTGTACTGAAGGAACTTTAAATTCTACATACTTATCGTAAAACTTATTGCCTAAATATAAGGCATTAAGAGAAAATTTAATGACACTATTTCCAGTAACCTGATTTATCCAGGTGAAATTAGTTAGATCTAACATGTTTCCAGCTGTGTCCATTGCTCCTATCTGAAGCAGGAATCCTGGAATATCATCAAAATTATATCCAGAAACAATATGAACTTTTACCGTGTCAAGTGCATAATTTTCGGAAAAAGAGGTAGATGAATCAAAAAATGGCCAATAAGAGGATTCGTCCGTAGATGTATACCAGGAAGTCCTCTTAACATCGGTTGGTTCAGAATTTAATTTCAGATCATTATTCAGAGTTCCTATACTATTCTGATTGAAATATTGTTTTCGTCCCAAAATGGTATTAGCAACAACATGCTGAATCCCAGCAGTTTCCTCACCAGATTTATTAAATTCATACTCTAAGAGTAGAAAGTCGTTTAATTGTACATATTTGGAAATATTATTCATATTCATTATTTATTTTTTGAATCCCAATATTTTTTCATGGATTCGCTTCTTTTTCTTCTGGTTCCCTCGCTTTGTTTTCTACCTATTAAGCTTTCTGAAATTCTTTTTCTTGAATCCGGAGTATGACTCTTTCCATCCCAAGAAGAAATCCCTGTTCTACTCAGACTTATTTTTTGTTTTGTCTCTTCCCGATGTTTTTTTCCTTTCATTGGAGATTCAACACCATTTAAGGAGAGGCTTATTTTCTTTTTTGTCTCCTCTGATCTTTTCTTTCCCGTCCATGGACCTTCATGATTGTGTTTTCCTATGTTGTTTTTTCTAATTTTTTCCTTTGTTTTTTCTGAATGTCCACCATTGCTTGTTCCCCCAAACGGACTTATATTGTATCCATTCGGATTTAATGTTCTATAGTTTTCTATTAAAATTCTTTCTCCATTCCTTGCATCCTCTATATTGTGATAGTATTTTATAATTTTCTTCGAGAAATTATTAGCTCCGTATTTTTTTAATGCTTTCCTAATTAATGATCCGCTCCCCAGATAATTATCATTCTCTAGCAAACTTTTATGACTTCCGACATATTGCTTGCCATTTATTTTATTAGTAGTTAAATATGTATAAAAAAACATTTTTATTCTATATATTCTACCAGGAAAAGATATTATATCCTAAGGTTGGTCCTATAACTACAGTTGGCTGTTTGTGTATAAAATCCCAGGTTGGAGTAATACCTATACTAACTGAAAATCCAGTAAACCAGTGTCTTTTTTCTATTAAATCCTTTATATACTTATTTGAATTAGGATCTATAAAAACTCCCTCCATCGATTTTGTTGATAGGCCGGGATATTTAGATGTTACATAGACATTATATTTCCCATCAACAACCTTTTCTCCAAATGTTAATTCGATATTTCCCTCTCTCTTATCCATCAGAGTATTTTTATGGCTAACCACAAAAGTCGTAGTATCTACTTGAACAATTGTATGGCCGTAAAAATTATCATAATTTTGAGAGTCCCATGTATATTTTAATTCCCATGGAACGCTCCATGTTGTTTTATCAATTTGAACAGGTTTACCTATAATAGATTTTAGATATCTAATCGTATCATGAAGAATTGTTGTATCCTGTTTAAGCTGAAATACTACATTATTAAGAGATATTATTTTTCCATCCTGAGCTTTTACTTTATCATAAAGTTCTTTATTCTCTTCTTTTAGTTGTTTTTCCGTTAGAATCCAAACAGCCTTTTCAGAAGTTAATCTGCCATTTTTATCCTTATAGGTCTTTATAGAATCATTTGCAGCGGCAATATTCTGCTCTTGTATTCTATTCTCTCTTCTTAGATCCGTATTTCTTTTACACTGACCCGCTAATAAGAGGATAAGTACTATGGCAACAGCATATCCGAAGAATTTGCTATTAATAAACTTCCATATAGCTTCTAAAAATTTTTTCATTTCTTTATTTTTTAATCAAGGTCAACAAATGAGATTTCACTGGCATCAGCAAATTTAGCTTTTACTAATACATCGTAATAGACAGGAAGACCAGTACTAGGATCTAATATAATTTCTCCTGTGCTTGGATCTAGAGCAATTTCCTTTCTATAGATATCGGTGGAAAGATATTCTTTAATTTTTTCATGTAAATAGGGGAGAATATCTCCATCGATTTCAGAATCATATGAAAAATCGTAATTAATTTTTAGATTATTCATATGAATAATATTAGTATTCTCATCTCCTAGAAATGATTCTTTATTATAATAAGGAAAAACTGAACAGAAAATCCATTTTCCAGAAAGCATCACCATATATTGAAGCCTAAGATATATCTGAGATACGGGAATTCCGCCCATAATATCCATTTGTTTATCAATCAATATTGCCATAATATTATATTTTATTTTTTATTGTTTCTAATTCTTTCATTAAAAATTCAATTTTATCTTCTAACTTATTGATGTGTTTCTGTTGCTCCTGAATAGCTCCAGATAAATATGGAATTAATTCTACATATTTAATAGTCTTATAAATTGTACTAGGATCTTCACCCAAAATTTCGCTTTCCGTAATTAATTCGGGAAACAAATTCTCAAATTCCTGCGCAATATATCCTACATGCTTCTCCCCATTTGATTTTCTTTCATAAGAAACACCTCTTAATGTTAAAATCTTATCTAATGAAGGCTGAAGATCCTGGATATTCTTCTTAAGTCTTATATCTGATATCAAGGATGAATACGCTATTATGTTTCCATCTGCGTGGAATGTAGATACGTCAAATCGGAATTGTTCAGATCCGGATATTACAATTCCTATTCCATTACGGGGAGATGTAGTATAGAAAAATCCTGCTGCAGACCCTGCTCCAGCGAATTGGAGTGCTAAAGATGAAGGACTTCCTTTAGCAATATAAGTTCTTCCTAAAATATCTCCAGATTGGTTGGTAGAAAGATAAACTCCTCCGGCTCCTCCTGCAGTAAAGCTTCCCTTATAATCTCCCGGTATTAAAACTATATCTCCGCCTTTAGAAGAAGGTTGCGTACTATTAACTCCACCAGCAAATATTCTTATACTGCCTCCCACTGGTCCAGGTCCGGAGGCGGAAGGATTAGGCGTTCCGCTTCTTCCAGCTGATATATCTATAATTCCCCCATCACCGGGGGACTGTTCTCCATCCCCGCCATTTCCTGCTGATAATATAATGCCTCCCGCGTTTCCCCCATAAAACCCTGCTGTGTCTCCCCCGTCTCCTGTTAATATCTCTATATTACCCGAATCATATTGAAGGCCTGCTGATACATCTCCCGTATAAATAGTAATTTTTTTAGCATTACCAGTTAATCTAGCAGGGAGATAGATCGAATGATCAACAGCAGATCCAAGAAAAACATCTTTTGCGATGCTAACATCCCCATTAATCTGAAGAATTGAACCATCAAATGTGAAATTAGAATTTGCGTAAATATTTGTATCTGAGTTTCCTGCTGTTATAACCCTATATTCAGCATAATTTGACATTATCATTCCGGAAGGAGCAGAGCCTTGAGCTATCCTTCCAGATGTTCGATCCCAATAAAGAATATCTGTTTCCGTGGATTTCGTTGCTACGCTAGGACAATAAATATCATTAAAGTCTAGATATAGACTAGCATCTCTTATAGATCCATCATCAAAATTACCAAAATGCCATTCATTTTTATCTCCCCTTCTTGCTAAAGCTATGGCATCATTTCCTGTTGTGTTATTTCCGATGGTCCATATTTCAAATGGATACCATCCATTAAGATCTGCCAAAACATCATTTCCAATATAGCTCACTCTACCAAAATAAGTAGCCATGTTATCATATATGGAAGAAGGATATTGAGTGTAATCGCCGACAGTATTTGTATAGACCGTATCAATAAGGAATTTATCTGTCTCAAAAGCATTCGAATACCTCTGAAATCCAGGTGATAGAGTTTGCGGAGGGCCCTCTGCAAAGAATCCTGATGTATTAAGGAATATTCCCGTGTCCTTATAGAGATTTGCCTCATTTAGGTCAATCTGGAAAACCCTAGCATTTTTATCAATGAAAATATCGCCTGTTTGATAAACCCTATTGGGATATCCGGGGATAAGCACATCATTAGAAAATAATTCTTTGTTCGCAATAATTTTCCCTTTGATAGTAACTGTATCTGAGTTGCCATCATAAGCGGAAAAGAATACTGCCAATCCAGTTAAACCAGCTGAACCATCAGTTCCTGCTGTTCCATATCCAGGAAGTCCAGGTCCGTATATAAATTTTCGAGGCATATCTTTTTACTTTATTTATCTTTATTTTTCAAATAGGGTGAATTTTACAAAATATATGAATGCAGGATCAGGAGTGACGTTAATAGTGTAGACATATTCATTATTTACATAAGATAATACCCCATCCACATTTGCTGCATCCCATTTTTGGAAAGAACTATCGAGAGAATAAGAAATTCTTGAAGATTCCCCCTTGTATGGTTTACGCCAAATATCAACTTTTATCTTAGGCCTACTGATATTATAATAGTTTAGAATAGTTCTTTTAATGTATCCATCAATAACATTATCAGCTTCTGATAGATCAGACCAGTTATCTATAAAGGTATCATTATCCTTAAAGATATTAACAATTGTACGAGTTAAGTTATATGAAAGCGATAATCTTCTCTCCCCATATTCCTCATTTGTTGTTGTATTGGCCCAGGAATCAAGTTCAAGTGATTCAGGTAAATTTATAAGCTTTGATCCAAAATAAGATGGCAATTCTTGTGTAGAATTATATCCATCTACTTCTGTTTTTGATAATCCTGAATAGAGATAGTAATATCTAGAATCCCATTGAGATTTAAATGGGTTCCAGCTATCTACAAAATTAATGGCATTCCCTACTGATACATCGAAGGAGGTCACATTTGAAACCACTTTATTATACCATAATTGAGGAATATTATTATAAGATCTCAAATTGGTATTGCTGAAGATGAAGTCTTTTTCAACAACATCAGAGATTTCTCTGCTCTCATTTGATGAGAATTCGAAAATATTGTTAAACTTAGGTCTATACCATCCGCTATAAGTAGTAACTCCATTATACTCTCTAGGAGAATTAATAGTAATTGTTACAGGATTAACCGCAAAAGAGGAACTTGTAAATAAAGAATTTCCTCTAAAGATGTAATATTGAACTCTATTCTGAGATAGAATACTATTTAGAGTAGTCCAATTACATGTATCTTCTTTATATAAGTTATCATTCTTCATATAGGAATAGGGAAGGTTAGCTACAAGAGGCCCATAAGTTCCTGTCTGCTTCAAATATGAGTAAGATACATATTGCCTAAATGTATCAAATGATTTTCCATAAAATTCAAAAGCACTCCCTATAATTTGGTTAACATTCCATGCATTAAATACAGAGAATAAATTATCTCCAAAGTTGAGATTTATCTGATTAAATGGAGAAGCAATAGAAGGATCACCTGTATAATCACCCGTTCCATAAATAGGAAAAATATTTGATGAAAGAGATGCATTATTTACGCCAAATGGTGTTTTTACATGAGAATAATACCTCGAAGAGTGATCAAATCCTCTCCACTGAATATCAGAAATAACACTCTCCTCCGGATCTAAAACGCCCTTTCCTAGGACAGTAGTAGAAGTTCTGTAATTATAATTTAAGATATCATTTCCCTGATACCAAACGATAAGAATTGTTTGAGTATTTTCGTTTATAAATACCTCTATTGGTTTATTATTATCCCTGTTTCTCGAAGGTACTGCTATTCCCGAAACCCTAAATCTGTTCCAGTCCTGAATATCCAAAATGTTTCTTGCACTTTCAACAATACGAAGTGAAAGGCTAAGGCCATTAATAATAACATCGATAGTATTTTTATAGTTATTGTAATAAGCTATAGACGATCTCAATTTTGTTCCGTCAACATTATTATTCGAATATACTAATTTAGAGAATATATCGGAGGCTGGATTTGATATCATAAAATCTTTAAATGTAGAATAGACTGTATTTCCATCAACCTCATACATTATTGTATCATTAATATCATAGAAAACATAATCCTCCCAGTTTCTTGTTCCCGGACTTAGATATTTAAATGATGGATAGAATATTTCATCTGATAATGATGTAGCAGTTGGAATAAAGTTAGTAGAGACGTCTAATAGAGAGCTGTCAAATATAAGCCTCATAGGGTTATTTCTACAATCGTTTCCAATTCCGGCCCACTTAACTACCGTGGGAACAGTTAATCCGTATTTTAATTTTTTTGATCCATATAATCCTAAACAAGGATCATATCCTTGGTAATAATCTCCTAAGCTCTCCTCTGAGGATCCCGGAATATAAGATTTGAAATTCCTGGATCCGTCTAAAACTCCATAAGTTACTGTTGTATTTGTTGTTGCCTGAATAATGGCACTAGAATCAAAAGTATTAAACTTAAATGGACTTGATGGAGATGAGACACTATAAGATGACGAATCTCCTCCTATAGTAATAGATCCCGTTCCACTAATAATATCATAGGAATTAGGTATTCCTATTGAATCTGATGTTCCAGAAGGAATATAACGGCTAAATGTAGATGAATCGCCTTCCCTATTATACCAATAACTGCTTTGGAAATCCATTTCAATCCCAACAGAGGGATCATCCGTTAAAGAATCATAGACAGTAAAATCAAAATCTTTCACGGGATTTATTCCCATTAGAGATATGATAAGAGGATAAACGGCATAAGCATTCCAGAAATCATTAATAGTTACTATAGGATGTTCTGTAATAATTCCTATTTTTCCGTAATTTCCTCTAGGATCTTCGATATATTGAAGAGAATGAGATATGGCAGTGCTAACATCAAAATTCTGAACAAGCCTATACCAGTTATCTGGTGAAAGATATAGCATATTCTCTTCAAAAACATCAACAATTGAGGAATCCAAAGAGTAGAAGCTATATCCATTTGGATTAAATATATCTAGCATTATAGACATTCTATCCCCAAATAATTCAAAATTGATTGGGCCAAATGATGAATCGTATTTTAATCTCTGAAAATCTTCTATCGTAGGAATTAGAGTTCCATAGAATATAACATCATCATATTTAGCTGCAGAATTGAAAGCCGAAGATGGATCATAGGTTCCGAGAGTATCAAAAACATGACTTGTCGTCTGAGCGGTTAATCTCTGAAATTTTATATCATGGTCAAGAGCCCAGTCTTCGATAACGAGAGAATGACTCTCATCTTTCTTAGCAAAAGTTCTGAATGGAGTATTTGGATAATCTGCAAAAACGTTCCATGCTTTCCAAAGAGCATTATTTTGGTCCTTTTTAGTTCCCCTTGTCGAAAATAGAGTTCTCCTAACTGTTGGATATCCATCATCAGAATATTCTGTTGCATATGCCCAGGATTCTCCTGGCTCTAATAGATCTGTTTCAGATCCTAGAACTTCCCAGATACAGAAATCTGTATTATCAACAATCCTTAAATGCTCTCCTTGGTTTAATAAATTATTAATTCCTATAGAAATAAATGGAGAAAAATCTACGATTTCCTGAACTTTGGTAGAAAATATATTATCTCCCGGCTTATTGACCCATTCCTCGATATCCGATTTAGTTGTTCCATCTACTTGGTGAACATTCGTAATTCTCTTAATAGAAAGTATATCATCTAAGGTAAATATCCTATTTTCGTATTCCTCTTTAAGATCTCCGTTTGAATCAAAAAGTTCAGAGAAGAAAAATTCGCTGCTGTCTTTTCCGTCCAATGATATAACTCTTATAGAACTATCGGGATCATCCGAATAGTATGATATTTGATATAGGGGATTTTCGGTTAAATAAAGACCAAAATACCTATGCATTGTAAATAGAGAGACATCGTCATCACTAAATGCATATTCCATATTAATTAGGTTTGGACAAAGAAGATTAAGTCTCTCAAAACCCTGTGAGCAGAATGCATTTAGATCCGTAAAATTGGATGCCTTTTCATCGAAGAAATAGGTCGTTTCGCTTCTACCTGTGATAATTCCCTTATCAATAGCGACTCCATACCATGTATTTGGATCCGGATCTTTTAAATTAGGATCTGAAAGAGAGAGGAACATTGGAGATATAACCTGAGTAAGTTCCTTAAGATGATTTCTTAAATAGGTTCCAAGGGGGGATCCCTCTTTAATACCCCATGATTCCATTAGCTCCCCCTGTCTGATAAATTTATCAGCAAGCCCGGATAAGTCCTCTTCCTCTCCAGGAAGGGGATAGGTTTCTTCATTAATTACTCCAGGAACTCTAAATATTGCGAAATAATCAGGCAGCTTGGAATTTATCCAAAGCGGAGCTAACATAGCATAATCATCCTCATATAATTCATCCTGAAATAATCTAGCTCCGTATGTGTAATTAACATTGTATTGATCAAATAAATCTGTCTTAGGAATAGCTATATTAAGAGTATCTTCTGCATCTAGCCTATACATCTCTCCAAGAGGAAGAGAAGAAAATACCCTTCTGATATCTCCGGAAAGCACACTGCTTGCTGATACTTTTTGCTTTCTATATAATTTATTAGATAATATATCAGAAACTTTGAATGTATCAAGATAGAGATAATTACTTGTATCAACAGTTAATTTTATATTCCCGGAGAATTTAGGGTTCGTTCTCAATAAGAGATATGAAGCTTCCCCCTCGACTTGAACATTAGAAGTCTCAAATGTGCTAATGCTATCCGATGATATAATATAAGGTCTATTTAGAACAGAGACATCTATAGTAAATAAAGAAGTAGTAATATGTAGATTAACATCAAATGGGATTAATTCCCGTGTATAAAGAAATAGAGAAGCTATACTTGGATCTCCAGCATCACCTAAATATAATTCAGTATTTATAGAAGGGTCTCCATAAATGCTAGCCTCCTGACTAATATCTAATCCATTAACCCATAAAATACCTCTGGATACATCGGAAATAGGATCAGCATTAATATAAATTGATCCATCTCCGGTTTCCCACCTGAAATTAAGAAATGCACCAGGTTCCTGTGTTGTAAGTACTACTGCACCATTGTTCTGAAAGTCTAATATCATAATTAATTATTATTCTCTAAGTCGTTATATATTCCTATACTTGCATCAACTAATTTTTGTAAAGCCTCCTGTATTGTAACTACCCTTGAACCAGCTCCTCCGGGATTGTTAATTCTAACAAATATTCTTGAAGCTAATTCATCCAGTATTGTCTGAAGATCTAGAGATTTCTCCTCTACTAAATCACCAGCAAGATCTTTCTTACCCCAGTCATATGATAGGAATCTTGCCTGGTGCTTAAAGTATGTTCCGCTTCCCGCATTAGGATTAGGATAACCATCCTGTAAGTGGGTTATAACTCCTGTAGCATTAAGAGTCTCATCAAGCTGTATTTGAGCAGACTCCTGAGTTGCATCAGAAAGAATATTAGCAACCTGATCTGATCCTTCCAAGTTTGCAGGAAATTCGACTATAACGGAATTAGACCAAGAAGATTTAAGAGGATTCTGTGGCCAGCCGGCTTCAGAAATAGATCTGATTCTCATTTCTACCTTTTCCCCCTTGGTAATTGGAATATCTACCTGATTTATATTGACCTGCTCGCCATCTCCTACATTCTCATCTGCCCATACATATTTTCCCAGGGCTGAATCATATACTTTAGATTTAATCGGAGACTGCATAATTTGCCAATCCGTAAATGTTCCTGTAATCTTTTGACCGGTTGAAGGATCATTATATGAATAAGTATTTAGCGGATTTCCTGTATTATCTAATCTTAAATACCTATAGCTAATCTCAAACTGAATAACTTGCTGAGGATCCTCCGCCGAATTGGCTGTGCTTTTCTTTCCAGCAGGAATCTCAAAGAATCCTCTTACTCTGTATTTTGGATTTCCAAATACTGCATTGTTCTCATAAGCAAGAGTTGCTAGAGATTTTACAAGTGATTGATATTCTACAGTCTTTTTACTTAACTGCGAAATGTTATTATCAATCTTAGTCTGTAAGTCTTCCCTTTCTGCTGGATCCGTTAATTCAACAAGCTCTGCTTTCTGCTGAGAAATAGTTGTTTTCAAAGAACTGATAATAGTCTTCGTACTCTCAATCTGAGTTTGAGTATTCTTTATATCTTCGGTATCAAGAGAGGCATTAAGCTGAGTATTAATCTGTTTAACCGCAAACTGATCTACTGAAATAACAGGAGCATCAGGGGTAACCCCATAAAAGGCCGAAATCATTCGATCTTTAGCCTGACCCTCCATCTGCTTTCCAAAGTCAACCACATAATTAAAATAATAGGTCTCTAAGTCCGTAGTACTATTGGCTAATGTAAGATCATTTGTATAGAAGGATATTGAATCCCCCCATGAATCAGCAATGACATTAAAATCATCATTTACTCCCTTTATGAAAATAGTATTACACTCATCATATCCAATAGGAATTCTTACATATTTTTCTGTAAATGGAGTAGAATATATGTAGAATTTATTATTGATATTAGGATTTCCAATACCAATTAGGGGAGTTAGTTTAACTCTCTTTTCTGTAACCTCTATGGAATCTATCTTATAAAGACTTTCATTATATCGAATTTGATCTCCAATTTTTAATTCAATATTCTTAACAACTGAAGCATCTGTTGTAAGACCATAATTAAGAGTATCAAGATAATACCACTGGCTTCCAGCAATTACCTTTTTATCAAGGATTGTAAAGGACCCTGTATATTTGTTAGGGTTAAGAGGAAGATCCTGAACTTCTTCATCAATCCAGTATCTCTTTCCACTTTCGTTTAGGATGTTTACGGTATCCTGATATGAATAATAATTTCCGACAAAATTATCCTTGAACCACTGAGTTTCCGCATCATCAAAATTATCAAATATCACTCTTCTTACAACGACTCTATCCGAACGATCATCTATTTTATTTTTAAGATCAAATTCGACATACATTTGAGGAAATAACATGTTCTCGAAGAACCAGTTATTTCTCCAATTGAATTTTGTTGGAGCCGCAACATCAACAATAGGTCTAGGTGATTTTGAAAGAGGTACAGTAGTAACACTTCTGTATGTTCCATCGTCTAAAAGAACCACGCCATTTCCTGATACAAATGTATTTACAGTATTTGATATTCGTGCTAATTGTTCTAATGTATACTGATAAGACGGCATACTATATGTGTATATTGAAGGATCTCCAGTTACCGGATCTGTTCCTTCAAATCTAACGGTTACAGTATCTTCTTGAGATGTTAGTGTCTCGTTCATACCTGTCATTGCAGATAGAGCCAAATTAACATTTCTAGTTAAATCTGCTACGGTCTGAATAAAAGAATTATTGCTATTTGACATGGTTCAAATATTTTTTATTTTTTAAGTTCATTAATTTCATCAATTTCCCTTCTAAGCTCATCAATCATTTTTTGCTGTTCCTTGATGGCTTCTATGAGATAAGGAATTATCTCTGTATATCTAACTGTCTTATAGAGTGTATCCTCCTCTCCAGTTTCAAGAGGAACGGTTGTTTCTACTACAACTTCTGGAATGATTTTTTCAATCTCCTGAGCAATAACACCAAGGTGTCTTTCCCCAGTTTTCTTTCTATCATATGAAACCCCTCTGACCTGAAGAATCTTTTCTAGCGGATTCTCTAATTCCTCTATATTCTCTTTAAGCCTGATATCTGAGATTACAGATGAATAACCTACTATATCGTTATCAGCTTCAAATTTCCCTGTATCGATAGTAAATCTAAATCTAATAGTTCCATCATCATTTAGATCAAGATACCTACTAGTATTATTCCAATAGAATCCTGTATCTGTATCGTTAGCAAATTGGATAACATATCCATCACTTGCCGGAAATTTTATAGGTACAGCAGATTGTAAAGCCGAGCTATCTAGAGTTAATCTTTCTACAGATGCATTTCCTGCATAGAAAAAGATATTTGAAGCATACTCTGATCCTCCTGTATTATCTCCCCCTAAATAAATATCTCCATGGGTTCCAGCCGTCGAGCCTGTTTTTATATATAGGTCACCGCTTGAAGAAGCCCCTCCGCCTGTTCTTACAACTAAATCTCCGCCATCCGTATCAGATCCTGCACCTGTTATTGTTAGGGATCCTGCACTTCCAGTAATTCCCAGCATTCCAATTGTTCTTGTTGAAGCATGAGTAACATATAGTCCACCGCTAACGTCCAATTGAGTACCATTATATGATAAGCCAGCTTCTCCGTTAATTGTACTTCCTCCAGTTGCAGTTAAGACGTAATTATTAACGTTATTAGAAATAGACGTAACTGCTCCTCCGCCTCCTGAAGTCCTCTTAATCCTGTTTCCATCTGCTGTATCAACATATAGTACCTCATTAGCTCCAGCTGTACCAGTAGGAATATTCGTAGTTGTTCCGAGGATAATAGCACTCGTATCGGTTGTTCCTATAAATACTCTTCCATCTCCTGCATAAGAAGCTCCCAATCCGCCTTTAATATAAGCATTTCCGCCAGTTGCTACTCCTGAGTTTCCCCCGGTTAAAGTAGCATCACCGCCGCCTCCTGAACCAGCTCCACCCCTGACATAAATATCTCCGCCCAAGCTGTTAGAATTTTGGGCTTCTAAGTAGAGATTATAGCTAGTTCCTGTAGTGGATGATTCTATTCCTATAGTTCTATGAGCGCCGGATTTAAGAGTTATATTTCCTGAAACGTCCATCGCTCCATTGACAGATAGCTTAGAAGTTGCATTCGCGTATCCTATTCCAAAAAGGCCTCCAGTTGTTATAGATAGCGAATAAGCTGGATCTCCAATACCTCCTCCTGCATAATCATTAGTAAGATATAAATTTGTATCACTTGCTTTGCTACCTAATTTTGCATTTGCTATTCCTAGCTGCCATAATTCTATAGATGTCTCTTGTCCTCCTGGCATTGTAACGCTAATAGGCTTGTCTCCGGTCATTGAAGTACCAGTCCCTACGTGTAATAATCCATAAACATAGAGAGCTTCATTTGAAATTACTGCAGGATGATTTATTGCAATATTTCCAAGAATAGGGCCATTAAGATATAGCGAACTATCAATTCTAGCATCCCCAGCCACATGAAGTGCTGTTGAAGGTTCCGATGTTCTAATGCCCAAGCTCTTTGTAGCTATTTTCCAGTTAAAGCTAGCATCTGCTTCCATAGTTCCGCCGGAATTAAACTGGATATTTCCGGTACTTCCGGCAGCACTTACGTCCGATGAAGCTATTATTTCTAAATATCCATTAATCCACCGGAATTGAGTTCCTACTGATGTATCAGAAATATAGCTCTTATCGAAATTAAAAGAGGAACTAGTAATTTTATCTACAGATAGGTAAGATAATTTTGTTGATCCATCTACTTTTAGGTGTCCTAATATCGACACATCATCTCTTAAGAGAATATTATTAGAGGTATCAATATGAAGAGCAGAAAGAAGATTTCCTGTATAGATATCCACTTCCCTATAATTTGTTGATGCTCCGAGTTGTAATGGGGACCCATATCCAAGTATTATATTATTGGACGTATCTCTTACAGCATTCTGTATAATAACTTCATCAAGTTTGGTAGTTCCTGAAACATGAAGAGGATAGCTAGGATACTGAACTTTAACACCAACATTTCCAAATTTCATATAGACTGAAGAATCTACAAGAGGATCATCCCCATCAGCAAATAGTGCTAATGCATTTGGGGTTCCCGTTATATCTCTTCCTATATCATTAACCTGGAATTGTAAAGCTTGAAGATCGTTTAGGATCTGAGTCTGAGTCGATTGTACTTCAATATAGTTTTCGGAAATGCCCTGAATAACACTATTATTTTGAGTCAATAGGTTGACTGCAGTATTAAGATTTGCGAAAGCTTCGGTCCAGTCCTCTGCATATAGCTGATCAGAAGTTGCCATATCAACTATGGTTGCTCCCGTATCATCCACCATATTATCGGTTTTAATGTTAAGACGTAATGAATATGATGTACCGAATCCGGAAGGCCCGCTCTGAATCTTTTCAAGTGCGGGAAGAAGAATTCCGTCAAGAGGAATATTTGCTGAATTACCAGATGGAGCGTCTATAAATAGAACTCCTAATAGGTTTCTTCCTAATATTTCTTCCTGCGTTGAATTCCATACTGTATAATAGATAAGAACTGCATTAAATTCGAAACTATCATTTATAGAATTCTGAATAGCCATTTTATCATAGGTCAATTCAGTATCTCCATATATGTCCTTTAGCTCATCAAGATTAAAGACAAGAGAAAGACAGTCGACTTTGGACCTACGGAATTCAACGGTACTTCCCCCATTGGTATATTTGAGATCTACATTATAGATTCCAGTAGTCTGATAAGAAGATGAATCAATTAAATATGCATTATCGGCTGCTATAGGATCTATTCCTTCCGCAGTATACCACCATCCATCGGAATAAACCCCCGTGGAGTTATCAAATTGAAGTGTCCAAGTTCCATCAGGAGCTACAACCTGAGTTGAAGAATCAACAAAGTCATAATATGCTAAATAGCTTAATCCGTCTGGGTGGGGAAGAGTATATGATTCTCTTCCTAATATTTTTTCTCCTAATCCTCCTATTTCCATTCCATGGTAGTAGTTATCATCATCGACTATTTCGAAGTATGCATCCATTTGACCATGGGAGGTGGGCACTAGAATATAGGTCTCATTATAAGTTCCAAAAGAGTCTGTACGAACGTTACCCGCTGAAACCTGACCTAGATACTTAACAACCGAATTATAACCTAGCGAACCATCTGCATCTATTTCTTCAGACCAGTACTGTTTTGAGCCAACAGATACATCCTTACTCCATCGGATAGCACCTGATTCTTTAAGCCATTTCCAGAATACTCTTTCGGAAACTGTTCGAATAAGAGTAGGATTATAATCTTCTCTATTTAAGAGATTGGATTCTAAGTTTAATGCATAGTTCTCGAAAGATTCTGCTATTAAGACTCTTCCATCTTTAATAGATGGATTCCCCTGCTCATATTCAAAAGCTCCGGCAATATTTGTAATTGCAAATCTATTCTGAACCACGCCATCTGGTGGATCCTGCTGAATCGAAGGAATATTAAGAAGTGCAAAGTTTGAAATCTTTACAACATTATTTCTCTCGTTAATATTAAGACCGATATCCTCAACAGCAGAACTGAACGTATAGATCGTTCCGCCGTTCGTACGCAGCCTTTTAACAAATGGAGTAATTCTATTATTGCTCATATTCTAGGTTAATTTTCTTTTTTTAAGATATTGTATAAGTTCCGCCTGATTGTTTTACGATCCAAGTTGGACCCCAAGAAGCATCATAAGCGATATTGATTAGTTTTATCCAAGTTCCTGCCGAAGCATCAGGAAGAGTAACTCTTAAAGTCTTTACTGGACCTTCCGAAGTTGACTGTAATAGAATCGTATAATCATCAGCTGTCAAAACATCTAAATCAAAAATCACTTGGAATTCCTGACTAATATTATTATTCTGGAAACCATAAGATGCATCATTAGAGATCTTAATATATGGAGTTTGTACATCCACCCACGAAAAAGCTGAAGGCTCTAATGGCCATAGTGTTGTTGATGGATCAACTAATATGGATCCATCGGATGGTCTCCACCTAATAAGTGATGAAGGATCGCTAGTTGCTAGCCTTGTTGACACATCTGCTCCAAGATAAGAATTAACGAAGTCTAGATCTGCAGTAGTAGTATTCTGATATAGATTTGTAAACTGATTTCTAACTACAAGGTTATCTACAACACAAGTTACAAATTCACCTCTAGCTCCTTTTACTCTTCCAGCTGTCTCAAGAGGCTTTATAATTATTTCTCTATTTTCATCATAGAATACATCCAAATATCTCTTAAAAGAAGAGAAGTTTCCGTTCCAAAATTTAGGTAGTTCCGGGATGAATGTATCGAGGTAGATTTGACTCCAATCCATATCTTATAGTTTTATTTTATATATCTCCGCTATTTAAAAAGGTCCTTTTTCAGGCGAAAAAAGATTTCATATATAGGATATAATGTCGAACTATTAAACTAAAATAAAATGAGCGAAACAGGATTTGAAGGCTTCAACTGGGAAAAGTACGAAAATTGGAACGGTGCAAGCTTAAGAGTGAATAATAAAATAAAGGGGCAAGATCGAAAAACAAAGGTTTATTCCTTTGAACCATATGCTCAGGAACTGTTCGACCTCTACAATAATCAAACCCATAAATTTATTAGAAAAGACCTTGAAAGAGGAGATGTAGTTCCTATTGTGGAATTCTCCTTTATCGATGGTTCTGGGAAAATGATGGTGGAGATTTTAGGAGGTCTAACTATAGATGTTGATTTAGGAAGGGAAAAGAGGTTTATTCAGATCTACGGATTTAATACCATTTCCGAATTTATCGAGGCCTTTAATACAGCAGAAAAGAGGAAGCAATTTATCGATCATGGAATCTATGCCTATGTGGTAGAATCGTCTCCAGCCGTAAAAGTTTCCCTCTGGCAAGGTCATATCAAGAAGATTAAGGACGAATTCATGGAGCAAATTCAGTCTCCTTCAAGAGCTTATGTTGCAAAAATAATTGAGGCAAATAGGGGTGGATTCTTTGTAGAAGTTCAAGGAGTTGAGGCATTCATGCCAGGATCTCTTGCAGCTCCGAATAAGATTATTGATTTTGAATCATATGTGGGAAAAGAAGTCGTTGTAATGATAGAGGACTTCTTACAAGATATGAATTCATTTATAGTCTCTCATAAGAAATATATTGAACATGTTCTTCCTCAGAAGATTTCAGAACTATCTCTATCGCAGAAATATTCGGGATCAGTTACAGGAACTTCCAAATATGGGATCTTCGCCGAATTTAATGATATCTTCACCGGATTGCTTCATAAGAGCAAAATGAAAGAAGATACTTATCATAAGTTCAGAAATAGACAATATAATCCTGGTGATGCTCTTGAATTCTATATTTCAGAAATTACGAAAGATAATAGAATTATACTTACAGAAGAGAGTCCCGAAGAGAAAAGGGAAAAGATTCTCAAATTTGTTGAAAAATATGATAATAAGCCTATTGATGCTGAGGTTGCAGCTATTATGAATTTCGGTCTTATTGTTAACGCAGAAGATCTATCTGGAGTGGTTCCAAATAAGGAATTCAGAAAAGCTCACACATCTCCTAAAAATTTCGTTATAGGGGATAAGATGAAATTAAAACTATTTGAAATTAAAGAGGGAGATAAACTCGTATTTACATTCTGGCTTGAACAGGAGAAAAAAGAGGAAGGAGCTTAATGCTCCTTTCTTTTTTTAGATAAATAGAATAAAAGAGGATTTATGCGTCCAAAGGAATATTCTGTTAGAGAAGTTTTTAATAATACATCAATAGGACTTAAATTCGAGTTCTTTTCTTCTAAAAAGACTGAATTTATTGCTGAAGACCTGTCAAAGGCTTTAGGAAAAAATGTAGTTATCACTGGTGATTTCAAAAGTATTCCAACTTGGTCATCCTCTGTTCTATTAAAAGAATACAACGGAAAAAGACCTAGATACCAATTAAAAGTAGCTCAGCAGGATTATCCATCGATATTAACTGGATTACATTCAGTTCTTGAATGGATAAAAGAAAATGCTGCTCTTGATTACAGCACAAAATTATCTATAGATTTATCCTTTAATCATAGGCACTTACAAACTCTTTCATCCATATCTCATATGGATATAGGAAAAATGATTCTCAAGATTGATGAGAATTTCCTCTATAATAAATTTCCCATGATGTCTAAATCTCCCTTTGCGTTATCTGTAAAGAGAATAATTCCATTTGATGGGTTTATCAATATTTCTACTTCTCTATCAAATTTAGGAAATAATTTCCAGCTTCCCGTATCTGAACACTATGCGATAGACTTTACAGAACAACCAATGGGAATTCTCCGCTTTAACTATATTGGTGGAAAATATACCGAAAAACTTCATGAGGTCAATGAGGCTATAAAATATTATATTATTTCAACATATCAGGTTCTAAATACATCAGGATTTAGTGTTGATATGAAACATGAATTGGATAAGATCGTTGAAAATTATTCGAAGATAAGAAGATGCTATAATGAGCCTGATTTCTTTTTGAAAGAGTTTAAAGATATTAAGGTCTCAGTAGATCTTAAAATAGGAGAGCAAGTAATAAAAACATATTGGGACAAGATGAGATCTCCCCTCTTAAAACTTATGTTAGAAACGGATATCAAAAAAGGATACTTTAACTGGGATTCAGATTTAGGGCGATTTGAACTAAATAATTCTGAAATATCAGGAGCAAAAATAAAAGGCCTTAATCTTATTGATTGTAAAGTAACGGGGCTTATAGAAAACTGCCATTTATGGAGAAGTAATTTAGAAAATTCCAGAATAATTAATTCGGTTATTGTAGCAGGAAATAAGATCCAATCCTCTCTAGTAGAAGGATGCCGAGCAGATAGGGGGAACACTATAGAAAGATCATATATAATAAACAGAGGAGAAATTATTAATTGTAAGGTTAATGAATCTATTATAAAAAATGCAGGCCTAGGGGCTCAAGCTAAAATTGATGAAGAATGCACTGTTATAGAAGATCGTCAAAAGCTCTCCCCCGAACCGGCAAAAGGAATAGCTTCCGAAGAGATCAGAGATTACAAATGGATAAAGAGCATGAGCAAGTCTGAAGATAAAGGATTTGGGAATGAATATAAAATTAAATACTAAAGATGACTAAAGCCGAATTAGTTGAAGAAGTAAAGGGGGAATTAACTGCTTCCTGCGCTCTACCATATTCGCCTCCAACAAAAGAGATCGAAAGGATAATCGATAAGGAGATGAGGTGGCTTTATAGAGAGTATCGAGAATTGCTACAGGATAAAATATACGTTATTAATAGAAGATATTTCCAAACGCCTGAGTTTAAAAACTCCAGGACTATGCAAATGAATAATTGCACAGAAGGTGTTAAGAAAGTTGTTGAAATGACTGGCGGTAGTAGAGTCTTTGGTATTAATGATCCAGATATGAGTTTTGATAGACTTATGGCATCGGATCTATATTTAACCCCCCTTTCATCAGATCAGATTACTTATAGAACTATTCAGTGGAGTTTCTGGGATTTAGCTAGAGGATTTAATCTGGTTGATATAAATCATGATTTTAATCCTAATACTCATAGACTTATTATAACTGGTCGAACACCAAATGAGAGTCTAATGGTATTAGCTATGGACCATATTCCGGAAGAGGATGCTTATGAAGATACAGTGGTTATAGAATGGATGATTGCAAAATCGAAAATATCTTTGGCAAGAATTTTAGGAGCATTTAATTATAATCTTTTAGGAAACGTTACAATTAATTTTGAACAGTGGAGATCAGAGGGGCAGGAAGAATTAGAGAGATTAAGAGAGAAAATAAAAGGCGATGATACTGCCGACTGGTTCCTATTTTTCCCATAATAGATAATATGAAGTTAGTAAGAGAATATATTGAACCAGTTAATTTTTATAGCAAGATGGATTTTGAAAAAACAGGAGATCCTCTAAAGGATATGCAGTTGGGTCAGAAAGCTAGAATATCTCAGTGGCTAGATTCCAAGGGAATCGAGAACTATAAAATTCTGGAGGACCTAACTATCGATGTTTTTGATGACGTAAATTTAGTTGGGGAGGAGTTGGAAGAATTACCAGAATTCATCAAATTTAATAAGATATATGGCGGATTTTATGCAGGAGGGAATAATTGGAAAAATCTTGAAGGATTTCCTAAAGAAGTTCTGGGAGATTTTCAGTTAAGATCCCCTTCAGCCCCAGCTTTTTATAATATTGTTAAGAGATTTAAAGAAGAAAAAATAAGAAAATTAATAAAAATTCATGGGAAAGTTTACAACTAATCAGATGATAGAGTTTTATCCCAGATGGGAAGATCATATCATGGAGACCAAGGGAGGATCACCAATCCCCAAGGCTGCAAAGATTGATGAAATGGGAACAGTCTATACTAAGGATGGTGAAGCTATAGATATGAAGCATCTCCGAAATGAGATGGAGAGTGCTAAAACAGCTATTGTTTCTCAGTCTCCTCTTTTTGCTCCGTATGTTCATAATTTCACTCCTATCTATACATGGCTAGTTCCTACAATGGCAACCGATGGAATTAGACTATTTGTTAACCCTAAGTTCGCTAATGATCTAGACTGGAATCAGAAAATATTTGTTATAATTCACGAGATTATGCACTGTGTTCTTCTTCATATAGATCGTCAGAAAGGAAGGGACCCTAAATTATTTAACGTTGCAGGAGATTTAGAGATAAATCCTCTTATTGTCGATACGATTAACGATTTTGACGAGGCATTTATTAAAAAATTAGGAGGTCTTTACGATAAAAAATATCTTAATCAGCCTGTAGAATTTATTTATGAGGATATTAAGAAGAATATGCCTAATATGCCTCCAAACCAGCAAAATAATCAAGGATCCGGTCAGGGTGACCCACAACAAGGTCAGGGTCAGGGCTCCGGCGGGGGACAAGGGCAAGGAGGAGGCGGAGGTCAGCCAGGAAAGATTGATCCAAAGGTCGGAGATAAAGTAAAAATTAGAGCTACCGGTCAGGAGGGGGTAGTTAGTGCTATAAATCCCGACGGAACTTATGAAGTAGATATTGTTAATGAAAGTTTCTATCCCTCATTAAAAGCTCTTTTAGAGAGTTATACAAGAGAAGAAATTATTCCTATTATTGAAGGTCCAGCACCTCCTCCAGCAAGTGGAAATGTAGGAGGAGCAGGAGATCCAAATAGCGAAGTTATCTATAAACAAATGGCCGAACACGATCCCGCGGGAACAGGTGGAGTTATCTCAGAAGAGCAAGGAAAGAAAATTGCTCAGGAATCAGGATATGATGTAGAAGCAGGGGAAGCAGGACCAGATGTCAATGCTAAAGATAAGTGGAACGTTGAGTCTTCAAAGATGCTTGACCAAATGGAAAAATCCAAGCAATATGGATCCGGTAAGGGAAAAGCTCTATTGACTGCTCTTGCTCGAATTCACAGAGGAGAAGTTAACTGGAAGAATATCTTCCGTAGATATGTAGCAACCGCACTATCTCCAGAAATCTATCACCGAATTGGAAATAAGAAACACCTGGGTAAAGAATATCTCAAATATGGTGAGAAAAAGAAAATGGATTCACTTGAAAATATCGTGGTTCTTGTAGACGTATCCGGTTCTATGAGTAAAGAAGTTCTCGAGAGAATTCTGGGAGAAATAAATTCAATTATATTTTCCAAAAGAGTTAATACCATTACAGTTGCTTTCTTTGATGATGGAGTTGATAAGAATAGCGTCCAGAAAATTAAAAAACATGGATCAAGACCATGGATTCCAAAGAATGTCGCTGGTGGAGGCGGAACAAACTTTCAAAAGGCATTAGATTGGGTAAGTGAAGAATTACATGATAGAGTCTCTCTACTTGTATTCTTTACTGATGGATATGCTCCTATGCCTAAAAAACCTAAATATACAAACAAATTTATCTGGGTTCTTTATGATAATGCTACATTCCAGCAGCCATTTGGTAAAATGATTAATTTAAGTTAAAATTATTAGGATAAATATAAAAAATATAAATACGAAAAAATGAAAAAACTAGTTAGCGAATCCATTCAGGAGTTTAGAGAAAGAAAAGCTCTTAATGAAGGCGTATTCTCCAAAATAGGAGGTGCCATTAAGAGATTTTTACAAAAAGTAGGAAAATTCTTCTGGTTCTTAAATCCAGAAGGCCAGGCCGAACCTGTTATTGCTCCTGTTAATATTGGTATTATGACCAAAGGAAGAATGATCAATCCTGCTATTTCTTTCTTACCTAATCAAGCAGACTTAGAATTGGAGCCTGGATTAAGATCTGAAACGGCTGAAAAGATCCTCGCAAAAAGAGGTCCAGAAGAGGCTAATGAAAATCTTAATGAGGCGAGAGTTCAGCTTGAACACCCAGATAAAAACGTTCCTAATGTTAATAAGGACGAGCTCTATATGGAAATTGAAATGGCACTTGAAAATCCGGAAGGAAAACCTCTTATGATTTGGGGAGCTCCTGGTATTGGAAAGACAAAAATTGTTCAGGCAGTTTTAGGTGCTAACTCAAAGGGAAGACTTATTGACGTTCAGACTTCAAAAATGGCTCCAGATGACTGGGCTCTTCCTGCAATTGCTAAAATGGAAACAGGCGAATTAAAACCTCTTGACCTTCCTAAATCTTGGCTTCCTGTCTATAAACCAACTGGAGATCCCAAGAAGGATAAGGAATTGGATGATGCAGCTAACGAAGGTGAAGGCGGAGTTCTATTCTTGGATGAGCTTTCAAGAGCATCCGGTTCAGTTCAGAACACCTGTCTAAAACTCGTAGACGAAAGAATTATTGGAGACGCTAGAATTGGTTCAAAATGGGTTATTATTGCTGCTTCCAACAGAGCAGAAGACGATCCCGATTCGGTTCAGAACTTCTCAACCGCTCTTGGAAACAGATTCGAACAGGTTAATTACGTTCCTGATTTTAAAGGATGGAAAGAATGGGGTATTGATAAAATAGACCCAAGAATCCTAGACTTCCTAGAATTCAACCAGGAATACTTCTATACACTAGAGGATGATCCCGAAAAATCCATCTTTGCTTCTCCACGTTCATGGCATGCTGCTTCAGATGCAATGGCTAAATTAATGCAATGGGGTAAGAAAAATGGCAAACGTATTACCATTCCTATGCTAACTAAGGCAATTGGTAAAAACGTTGGTATGGATATTGCTACAGAACTTAGCACATTCCTCAGATTACTTGAAACTTTCAGGAAAGAGGATATCGAAAAGATCCTTAAAGATCCTGATAAAGCTCCGCTTCCAAAGAAAGCTGGTTCTGGATATGATCAGTCAGAAGCTAATGCTCTTATATCTCTTGTAATTACTTCAACAAGAGGTAGAGAACTAGATCCTAAGGAATTTACTAACTTTGCTAAATATCTTGTAAGACTTGACAATCCATCTCTTGCAACAAGAGGACTTAAGATGATGTTTGACGTTCATAAGTATATGCACGAAGAACTGGGTGAAGTAGAAGGACGCGACAAATACAAAGAAGGTGTAGATATCTTCATCGAAAAATATAAAGATATATTCTAATGTTAGTTTGCGAAACTTTAGAACAATTCCTTAATGAGTGGATCGATCCCGCTGAAGATAGATGGGCTAACAGACAAATTGATCTATACTTAAAAAGGAAGCAAGGAATAAATCCTAACGAAGATCCAGAGGAGATATTATCATCTCCTCAGGATCTCGAGGTTCCACAGGGTATCCCGAATATAAAAGAGTTC